TAAAGGATGACGAGAAGCTTCTACAACTTCTCATAGACCTGACCCCACAATCTTTCGAGACAAGGACAGTTACTGTTTCCAGAAAGATCAAGAGGACAAAGAAGTCCCGAGATGTAATAGACAGAACAGCCATAAAGTCTGGAAAGAAGGTCCTCGCAGATTCTCCGTTTTCTTCAGACTCCATAGATGAGGAAACGACGTTTAAGTACCAGACCGATGCACCTGCTGTTATCGGTAGGATCGAAGGGGTACTAGACAACGTACTGGTTCCAAACGGATCTGGAAAGAAGGGTATAGGATCTAAAGGTGCCCACGGAACGATAGTTGGAATCCAGATCCCGCCAGGAACCGATGTTGTTGGTCTGGTTACCAATGTCTACGAACGTGTCATCCTGTATGAGAGGGTATCTAGAAAGATAGACGATATCAGTAAGCCGTTGGAGGAATTGATTAGGCCAAGTTGGGTTTCAGCGAATTACACGAACGGGTTGATCGGGAAAAATATCTACAAACCGTTTTTTGGATGTGGTGCTGTGACAGATGATGTTACGGTTTCACCAGATACGTTTACAGTGACGGACCAGATCCCAGACGTATCTCCTTGGTCAACAAGAGAGGTCGTCGATGCTGTCATCGGTTCGTCTTGGTCGTCTGGAAACAAGACAGTTGAGATGTCCATAAACGACATCTTTGATCGCTATGTGAAGGTGAAGAGTGAGGGATTGGACGCCAACGAGTTCATCCGGGTCCTAACAGATAGGCCGGTAGCCACGTTCGAAGACGTGCTAGGTGGAGAGTTCCAGGTGAATTCCGTTGGCGGTTCCAAGACAGTGAGTCCAGTTCCGGGAAGGAGGATAGGGTTTCACTCTCTCTCGGTAGACAGTGAGTTGTCAAAAGCTGGCAACCTAGCTGGACTTACTGACGATCCGCTCACAGGCAGTCAGGGTTTTGGCCTGAGTGGAAAACCACAAGTCACCAAGGCATCTTATGATGTAAGAAGGCAGAAGCTGGAAAAAGTTGAAGCCTACAGAGCAGCTCTGTCATCGGGCCCGGGGTTTGTTGGGTAGTCAATGAGGTTGGCCAGGCCGTATAGTTGGGGCTGTGTACGCACTTTGCTCCTGAGAGAGACGCGATGATAAATCTAGATTCCTTCGTAGACGAGCTCACCAAGATCTCTGGAGTCCCTGGTAAGGGGATGTTGGGCAGAGCCATCAAGAGCAGGCTCTTGATTGGTGGAGGTCTGGTTGGCACCGGAGCAGTTGGAGTCAAGGCTGGTGAGAGTGCGCTTGACGATTACAAGCGTGGCCGAGTCATGCGTAAGCAGCAAGAGATGCAGGAGCGAATGCAGCGGCAGATGGAGAGTTTCCGGTGACGCGCTTCGAAGCTTTCGCGGACGAGTTGAGTAAGATCTCAACCATCAGTCTGTCTGGCATCTCTCCAAACAGTGTGCCCATGCGTCCTCCAGCCATGTCTACGCCGATGTCCAGCCCAACGATGTCGATGGCTGCTCCAAAGCCTACGATGTCAATGGCTACCCCTCGTCCTGCCTCTCCTTCCAGTAGAGGTGGCGGCATGGCATCGATGGGGAAGATGGCAACTGTAACCAGTGCTGGAGCACAACTTCTAGGTTCTCAGAAGGTAGGCCGTTTCCGGAACGTCGCGACTAGCAGGATCGTTGGAAAGCGTGGTTCTACGGTTGACGATTTGGTTCCAAAAGTCATGGGAGCAGGTTCATGAGCAGAGTACATGAGATGATCAAGAAGGCGGCTGAAAGAGGAAAGCAGAAGACTGCTGGTATGGCCAACAGCGGTGAAGAAGTAGAACAGATGATATGGAAGCGTCGCACACGAGCGCAGACTCGAGGCGAAGCCCAGGGGTTGTTCAGCACGTCTGGTGACACGATTGAGCAGGACAGAGCAGATCTGAAGAAGCTGTTTGTCCAGACTGATGGTGCAGAGCTTGGCGCCGGTCTGATGGACCTTCCTGCCGACCTGAAGAAGGTGTCCCACGTAGCCTCTTTCCTGGACATGGTGGAGAAGAAGGCAGGGCTCACAGAAGCTCAGAGACGCTATCCGGAGTTGCAGAAAGTATCGGAGTATACGAGTGGCGGAGCTGAGAGGACTACCAAGACTCAGCCGCCAAAGAAGCGGGATCCAAAGGCAGCATTTGGACCCGGACCCGCCACTGCTCCAATGACAGGTGGCAGGATCTAGAGGTTGGCTTGGATAGCAAGGAGCAAGCCTTCGATGAGATCATGGAGAAGCTGGCTGTTCTGAAGCCCGCTAATAGGCTGCCGTATACTCCAGCTCTGCCTGTAATACCTAATGCACACAAACCTCTCGCCTCGATTCAAAAGCGAGAGGTAGCGATGTGGCAGGAAGCCAAGAAGTCGAACTGGGATCCCCAATTCACCAAACCGCTGTTGCGCTCTATGGAACCTCTCATTCAGAAGAGGTCCAGCCTGTACAAGAACCGTGGCGTCGAAATCCCACATAAAGCCGTGGACTTCGAGCATAGACGCCTGGCTCTGGAAGCTATCAAGACCTACGACCCCAACAGAGGAACCAAGCTTGGAACCTGGGTGACTGGAAGATTGAAGAACGCTTCCAAGTTCATCGGTCAGAACCAGAACACAGCAAGAATCGTCGACGCCATCTCCGCTAAGATTGGAGACTACCAGCGTTTCAAGTCTGAATTGTCAGATCAACTAGGTCGTGAACCAACAGCTCAAGAAATCCATGACAACTTGATGAAGATCGACCACGACTTCGAGAGGTTGAGGGGAACCTCTCTTCGTGAAATTCATCGTCTGGATAAGGAGCAGCGCAAAGATCTGTTCAGCACTGGGTCTGAAATAAACATGTCGGGTGCAGCGAGAACTCTAGATTACAACAAGGAGTTGATGCACACGATCATGGATGAATTGACTCCAGAGGAAAAAAAGGTTCATGTCCTGACGATGGGACTGGAAGGAAATCCAAGATTGCCTCCAGGACAGATAGCCCGCAGACTCCATATGGACAACTCTAAGGTGTCCAAGATTCGCACCTCCATCCTCAAGAAGATGGAGCCATACAGGGTGGATCTACTCTGATGTCCAGGACCTCTAGACTGGAAGCGCTGAAGCGAGATGTTAAAGCATACGTTGCTAAAGAGAAAGAGCGGATAGACAAGGACGTTGCGTTCCTTGAAGCGATATTGAGCAGCAGGACCGGCGGGCGAGGAGTTCAAGCCGTGTCTGAAACCCAAACATCCAATGGAGCGCAGCAAGATCTGGCCTCGTTTTTGAAAGATACGTGAAGTGGGGATGTAGCTTAGAGGTTTAGACCTATGGCAATAACATTAGAGGTTGAAAACTCATCCCCAAACAGAAACTTGGCTCTGGCGAGGTATCTCAAAATGACTGATAAGCAAGCCACGGCTGAGGTGCTGTTGAAACTGGACGAGGTCAAGAGTGACGTCAAAGAAGTGAGAACTGAGGTTCGTCAGGTGAAAACGGACGTCAGCTCGGTTCGAGAAGACATAGTTCAGCTGAAGACCAGATTCGAGCACCATGTTGGTGTAGAGGAGAGAGCAGACGACCACTTCTGGTCCAGGGACTGGAAGACCTTGATTGGCGCTATCGAGAAGATCAACGATAGGCTGACAGAGGTCGAGAAGTTGAACACTATCCTGGTGGAGAGGAAGACTATCCTTGCAGATCACGAGTCTCGGATACGGATAGTTGAGACATCTGGAATCAAAATGTCTGTCAAGCTTGCCATGATAGTTGGGGGATCTGTCTTGTTGGCTAGTGCAATAGTTGGTCTCCTATTCAAATACCTAGAGCCATAGATGCCTATCGTCGACCTGCCAATACTCGTCGCAAACGTGGATACTCTGCTGGGTGCCGGTCACACAGACATCGAGATTCACGCTTCGACGGATGAGGGAAATAGCTACGAAGAGATCACCGCTTCTACTGCAACTGCTGCCATCCTGACCTCGGACGACGCAAGTACGACTTTCCAGATTGCAGGATACACCTTGGTCTTGAAGGTCGATGGTGGCACAGAAGAGTCTGTGGTCTTCAGCTCTACTCCGCCCAATTGGACTCCAGCTCAGGTCAGGGATGAGATCAACGCTGTAGTCGCAGGGCTTGCCGCCGTCAGTGGAAGCGCAGTCGTGCTGACCTCTGGAACGACTGGTAGAGCTAGCTCCATTGAGATCGTGTCCGGTGGAACTCCTCTAGGCTGGGATGCCGAAACCTTGGTCTACGGCAAGGACGCCAGGGTTACTTTGGTTAGTGCAACCTACAGCTATACCTATCAGGACGCCTCTGGTTCAACTGAGTATCGCTACAAGTGGCGAACGTCTGCGGACGGGGCGAACCCTATCTCGAGCTTCTCCCTGCCAATCTATGGTTCGGAGCCGCCTCTGATAGCCGGCGCGAATCTATCCGTGGCACAGGCTACCTTCGTTGACGTTCAGGGGAAGCCTATCAGGACGAAGATCATAGTTGGGGTCGTCAATACCCCGCAGAGTTTGAGTGGGTATATCGTTGGAATTCAAACTCCTCTGGTCTTCGAAACCGATGATAGTGGATTTGTTCAGTTCACCCTTGTTCGAGGGGCCAAGGTCAGGGTAGCTTTTGAGGGCACTCCATTCGTCAAGGAGATCACCATTCCGAATGCTGCTACCTTCAATCTCTTGACTGAGCTTGGCAACGCTCCAGACGCTTTCACGGTCCAGCAGGCCCCGACAGCTCTTGGACGCCGAGTTCTCTAGTGAGTAATCTTGGGAACTACAAGATCTTGTGGTGATTGTGTAGCGTGCTGCGTCTACCCAAGCGTGGACGAAGGTGACGTCAAGCACGAGGCACTGTCACCGTGCCAGAATCTCGTCAATTACAAAAAGCTTGTTCCTAAGGTAGTAGAGGAGCAGGGACGTTTCCATGGTATGCCCATACTCTCTACGAGAAACTACCGCATTGCCGGAGGGACAAGCTGCCTCATCTACGAGAACCGACCGTCCTGTTGCAGCGCATACCGATGTGCGTGGATAAACGGCGAGGGAGATGAGGAAGACCGACCGGACAAGTGCGGTGTCGTGGTGGACGAGATCAGCCGCACCGGCCCCATCAGGAACGCCTTGATTGCCAAGCCTCTGTGGTTCGGAGCGGAGGATGAGGAAGCGGGGGGTCGTGCGATGGAGCGAATCTCACGCTCATCCGGCGTACCCTTGCTGGTGTTGCAGTTCACTGAGTTTCGTCTGTTGCGCATCGTCGGCAGAGGAGTCGCGTAGTGGCTACCGTCGTCGTTGCCTTCCCGTCTACGGGTGGTCGGATCGATCCCAACAACGCCGGTGAAGCCGGCGTTACGACCGGCTGGGCACTCCTCGGTGGTGGGAAGTCGCTGACGGCTGAGACCGACTTCAAGTACCAAGGCTCCTACTCGATCTCCGTCAAGGTTTCCAAGTCGCAGGGTGGGCTCAGTTTTTCGCCCACCGCAGGGATCAACTTTTCCGCTACACCGCGCACCGCGCTGCTGAAGATGTACGTCGCCACCCCTGGTCTCTTGGGATCTCTCAACTCCGGCTCCGGTCTCAATGCAGAGATGGGTAGTGGTGGTGTTCGCTCTGCTTGGTACGTCTACTACTTGGAAGGAGTCGCGACCTATCCGCGCACGCGAGCGTTCATCATCCGCGCTGTAGACCCGAACTTGGCTGCCTTCCGAGACGAGATAACCGGCAGTCCGACCCTCACGTCGGTCAACTACTTCGGCTTCGAGATGGACGACTTCGCATCAGCAAGCGCCAAGGGTCAGAACATGGCGGTTGACTCGATTGACTATGTAGAGAATGGGGCTGCATCGTTGCTGTTGACTCGTGGAGACAGCACCGATGCCGACGGCACATTCCAGCACTTTGTAGACTGGGACTTCAACACGGCGGCGAACAGTTATGGAGTGGTGATCGGTGAAAGAGGAGTTATTTTTGTCACTGGCAAGCTTGGTATTGGTGAATCTGCGACGGCAACTGAGTTCACCGACAGCCTATTCAATATAGTTTTTGCTGATGGTAAGTTCGACTCAGACTTCTCCGGAATCATTTGGGATGTATCAAACGCCAGCACTGTAATTGTAATCTCAGACGGCAGCTTTCTAGGTCGTGGCTCAGCTACGATAGTTCGGTATTTTGATACGGCATTGGATGTTGCTACCGCTACTGAGATCATAACTATCACTGGTCACGGGTTTTCAACCGCAGACTATGTGACCTACTCGAAGCAGGGCGGTTCACACGCTGTTGGACTGACAGACACATCCAGTTACTTCGTCAACAGAATTAGCGCAGACACAATCTATCTATACGACACTAGGGCTAATGCTCTTGTTGGTGGAGCCACCGGGCGACTCGACCTAACAGTAGCTTCAGCCCCAGGAGAGTCTCACAGTCTTACCCGCAGTCCAGATACTAGACCAAATTTCGACTGGGTTGGAACAACAGCAGATGCGGTCACTGAAGATGGTATCATCTATAACAATGTCAAAGAGTTGACGCTGTCCTCCGCTGTAACTATGACGAGGAACAAATTTATCCAAGCGTCCAAGATATTTGCGAATGTTGGAACTCCATCACTTGCAAACTGCACATTCTCCGATTCAATTTTGGACGAGGGCAGTAACCTTATTCTTGTAGCAGACTTGGCTGTCCTATCTGGGTGTACTTTCGTAGCGTCTGACGATGGCCACGCTGTAAAACTCGCCTCAGCGGCAGGAACCCCATTCACTTGGAATCACGAACATTCTGGCTATTGGGCTCCAGCAGACAATGGTTGGAACTTTTCAACGGCACAGGCGTTTACGTCTGAGCAGATCAACTTCGATGCTAACCATGGTTTCACGACCGGGGACGCGGTGTTCTACAACCGTGAAGGCGGAAGCGCGAGCATTGGTCTTGGTACTACCGATGACGTCAAGTATTATGTGAACGTCGTTGACTCTGACACTGTAACGGTTCATGCCACTAAGACCGCTGCAATTGCTGGAAGCAGTGCTATAAATCTAACAACCAGTGGTTCAGAGACTCACAGTCTCTACAGTGGTAAGGCCACGTTGTGGAACAACTCTGGTGGTTCAATTACAGTGAACGTGTCAGGTGGGGTGACTTTCCCATCTATTAGAAATGGGGCCAACTCAAGTACCCTCGTCCAGTCAACCGTCACATTGAAGGTGACAGTCAAAGACGTTGGTGGAAATCCAATTGAGAACGCGCAAACTGCTATCTATCTAGCTGCCAGCCCATACACCCAGTTGATGAATGAGGACACTCTATCTTCTGGAATTGCACAGGAGGAAGTGGACATAGCTGCATCAACAGCAGTTTCAGTACGAGTTCGAAAGGGTGATACTGGATTCACCAAGTACATTCCAGTAAATTCTCCACAGACTACCACCGCTACAGGCTTGGACATCACCATCACTCTCGAAGTCGATACCAACAACAACTCTTAGATAGGACTCTTTGCAAATGAGTGAGGAATCGAAGAAGCTGGTCAATCAGCCCGTGACCATCGACGTCAAGTTCATCATCGATGGCATGAACATAGTAGTTGAAACTCCGTGGGCAACTTCGGTGATGCCGACCGAGAAGGCAGTGAACATGGTCCTGGCTTACGGTTCACTGCACTGGAAGGAACCGCAAATCCCGGAATCTACTTCGGAAAACTGAGTCCTCGTCACTGACACTTGAGTGGCACTATTCTCACTAAGACTGAACCGTGCCAGATCACTGGCTTATAGACGTACAAGAACAGGTGGGCCCACACGATGTCTGATACCCTTCTCGGTGGAAACTGGACGATTTACCCCTCCACGGATAACAACAGGAAGCAAGTCACCTGGACGGGTTCGTCCGACGGGACTAACACCTGTAATGCTCTCTACTCTGCGTTGAGAGCTTGGGAAGATGATCCAGCCAACATGTCAGAACTCGCGGTCATGCGGGCTGACACGCCGAACATCTACCGTTTCCAGAACCAGTGGTTCATCGATGATACGTCTGTCGAGCATCTGACTGGTGGTTCTGTCTTCAGCGATGGTTGGGTGGATGGAACCGACGAGCATGTTCTGATCATCGGTTACGCCCCGACCACTGAGTTCAGCACGGCAGACATTGGCAGAACGATCCGTAGTGGTGGTGCTGGAAACGACACAGGAACCATTCTCGACTTCAACACTATCCGGAATCTTCTGTGGATTCGTCCAGACGACCCTACAGTTAGCACTGGTGACGAGTTCGATGATGGTGCTGCTACCTACACCATCGGTGCTGCTCTCAATGGTGATCCAGTTACCTCGGTCATGGCTGAGGAAGATGGAACCGGATTTACCGAGTACACCACGGAAGCGAATGAGGGGACAACTGAGAATGACGTTGTCTGTTTCCCCAGCACCTCGTCCATAAACGATGCCTTTGCCATAGGTTTCGAACAACCTTTCAGCAGGCTAGTGATTGACCGAGTTGGTGGTCAGGTTGGTACTGATGGCGGCTCTCTTGCAACACAGTGGCAGTACAGTACTGGTTCAGATGCCTGGTCTCCACTGGCCGGCGTTGTTGATGACACGGCTTCTGGAGGTCTTTTCGGCGCCGCAGCTCTAGCAGACGGCGACGAGGTCACCTGGGATATTCCAACGGATTGGCAGACTGCTTCGATTAACGGCAGCCCTCAGCTATATTGGGTCCGAGTCGAGATCACCGCTGGTCTCTACACCGCAGCTACTCAACCACTGCTTGCTCAGATCTGGATCTCAGGTGTTGGCGCTGGAGCCTTCGATTCTCACAACCGTCATGGGGTAGGAGCGAAGGCTGGAGAGAGCGCTTGGGCGGGCATCACCACGAAGGGCACCGTCGAGCCCAACACGCACATTTACATCTCCCAGGAAGACCCAGACCTCATAGCTGGAGACTCCAAAGAGGTATCGGTTGTAGCCACCAAGGGTACTTCTGACTGGTGGTCAGACGGTCAGCTCGATCTTCTGCTAAAGGTTAAGGAGGCCGACAACGTTTTCGGTCCACTTCCCAACTCGAGCCCAACGACCGCTGTGGCAACCGTGTTCGCGCGGCAGTATACCAAGACCTACTCCCACACGATTGAAACTGGTCTAGCCACCGCTGGTGGTAACACCGTGGCCCCGCTTTCAACTGGTGACGACGGCGACAACCCCGCAGGAGCCAGGAATCTCATCTGGGATAATGGCGACGCCACTCTGACGTTGGTAGATGAGGAACTGCTCTACAACGTTGGGTCAGCAGGTGCTGGAAATCTGGTGGCAGGTGTTCAGGATAACGGTGGTGTCTTCACTGACGACACCACGGACCTGAACAGCGTTGCAACTGGTGACGTGCCGATCTACGACGCTGGCGGAGCGGGCGCGAACGACGCCTTCTACTTCGGCATGGACAACGAGTTTACCTTCCTGTTGGTAGATGTCGGCACAGGTCACAACGGAACGACTTCTACACAGGTTTGGCAGTATTGGGATGGCAGCACTTGGTCGGCTCTGACGGTTACGGACAATACGGATGCGGGTAATGGAGCTCTCGAGACGGCCGGGCGTGGTTTGGTTTCGTGGCTGCTTCCATCAGATTGGGAACGCACTAACGTTGAAAATCAGCCTGCGACGGCGCCGACCAACCTGTACTACGTTCGTCTAATCATCACGGTTGTTGGAGACATGACAACCGAACCAATCGTTGACACCGCTTGGGCCGCTGGAAATTCACAGCTCAAGGCTCGAGTTGCCGACACAGGTATTGGCACTCCAGGTGGTGCAACCGGAGATGCCAACTACTACCTGCTCGGTGATCCCATCACCGACTTCGCCAACAACGATGTGGTAATCGCAGGAACGAGTCGCAAGAACTTCGACATCAACGGTGCCCCGTCTAACGTTGGACCAGCAGCAGATGCCTCGAACCTGACTGTGACCTTTGGTCAGTTCACTAGAGACATCAACGAGAACGGAACCGCAGATCCGTACTCAATTGATATAGGGAACGCTACCACTCTCGCAGTGCAGAACATGTACGAGTGGGGCAAGTATCTGACCCGTCGTGGCAATACGACTGCTCTCGTGACTGGTGGGCAGGAAGGTCAGTTCTACGTCGGGTCAGAGCTACAGATTGAGTATGACACTCAAACAGGTGGGGCGTTCTCAGAAGGTGACCTCATTTATGATCAGACGACTGAAGCAACAGGAATTGTTGTTGCTGACCACGATGATGGTGGCGATGGTGATCTGATCATCCGTACACTGCGAGGAACGTTTACCGCAGGCAACGTGTTGTCAGATTCACCAGATCCTACGCAGACGGTTGGTTCCTCTGGTCCGGGCTACGTCTACACGGTAGAGGACACCACCTTCACGATTACCGATGAATCGGTTGATGCAGGAAGCGCTGGTGGTGGTGACGTTCCAGTCTTCCCGGCAACAGAGCAGGCCAACGATTATATTGCTGTTGGTGCGGTAAAGCCTTTCGCTAGGGTGATTTTCGATATTTCCACTCAGGGTGTCGATGGAGGTACTCTCGATGCACTATGGGAATATTGGAACGGATCGTCTTGGACGACTCTGGAAGGTGCCACTGGATTCTCGGATGGTACGTCCGACTTCACTGCAACGACCGGCAACAAGAATCTCGATTTCTATCCACCTGTTGACTGGAGACCTCGTGGTCTTTCAGACAGCACGGTAAATACACCAACCCTGTACTTCATCAGGTGCAGGTTGGTTACGGCGGATTACTCCACTAACCCAGTGGTGCAGCAGGTTCAGATCGAAGATCTCGTCACCGCAAACATTGTATCGGTCCGAGCCATCCCAGCAACTGTGGCTGCCCCGTTCGGAACCTACCCAGGTGCGTCCAAGTGGTTCATGGCTCCTGGAATGGCACCAACTCCTACAGAGTTGGTTACTACTGAGCAGCAGTCATTCTCGACGACTGACGACAACGGTAACCTTAGAAACCCACCGAACAAGCAGAATATGACGGTGACCAATCTCATCGCTGGAGATACGGTCGCGGTCTATCGTAGAACTGGAACGGATATTAATAAGACCCAGCTCACTCTGGCCGCTGGCAATAACCAGAGTAACACCACTCTAGTGATGTCTGGGACAATTCCTGCTGACAATCCAGCTGATGCTAATAGCAAGGTATGGGTTATCAGCGCCAGTGGAGTCGAACACCGCTATCGCTATGCCAGCTTTGCTTCTGCAACCTTTACGCTAGCAACCGGAGTGACGGGTGGAACGTCGGATGGTGGAAGCTCAACTGCCGACGTGCTGCATGACACAACCGGTTCTCCGTTTACCAACGCAGAGGTTGGAGACTACGTTCGCAATATTACTGAGGGCAAGATCGGTAGGATCTCAGTGGTTACAGATGCTAACACCGTCACGGTCGTTCCAGTCTCTGGTGGAGCGGTTACTAACTGGTCGGGAGACTCTTACGATTACAACGTGTTGATGGAGGATTATGATTCAGGTGCCAACGCATTTGTTCCATTGATTGAGCGTGTTGCTGATGCCATACAGGAACAGAGCACTTTGACTTACGGTTCCGACTTCAACATCCGAATCGACGTGAGGCGTAACTCGGCAACGGCAATCCTCCCATTCACCCAGGACTCATCGTTCATTTCCACCGGGAGGTCCATCGCGGCCATTCGTAACCCAGACACCATCACGACTTAGCTCTGGTGTGATTTCGCAGAACTCGCTACGATCCCGTCGGGCCTTCCCGACGGGATCGTGGCATGTTTGGTGCTAGACTCCTGGTTGTGTTTTCACGATGAGCTGATGAGAAAAGTGGAGGAGGTGTCGAGTGTCAATCAGAACCGACATTTCAATCGATTGGAACGCATCTCCACGCATCATCACGGTGGCCGCCCCATCCACCGAATTCAACGCTCAAGACATCGTCGACACACTTCGGTTCGAGGAATCCAGAGTTTGGAACGCCCAATATCGGAAGCTTCTAACAGCGGCAGGTAAAGAAGAGCTAGGTGGTGGCACGGAAGTTGGTGTTACTATAACTCTCCAGAATTCAGTAGTTGCTTTTGAGGCTCGTAAGACTTCCACATCTGAAGGCACAGCTACAGCTCAAGACACTACTGGTGTCACACTCACAGATTCCGCAGCTGACTTTGTCGCTGACTCGGTAGTTGCTGGGGCCTGGTTAGTTAACCTAACTGATTCTTCAGTTTGTACAGTGTTGGAGGTGGTTGACCTAAACACTTTAAGAACAGATGGGCTCGGAGACGGTATAGATAATCAGTTTGATATTGGTGATTCTTATTCAATCATCAACGTCATTGGTTGTGATCTGTCGGGTGGAAACGTGTTGGCAGTTGATTCTGGTGGTGCGTTCATTTCTCCTGTGCTTCCTACAGCAGGAACTCAGGTGAGGTTGACAGCGTCGAGTGCCGCCACAACCCAGAACCAAGCACAGTTAGAGCACTCTTCGTTTAACGGGGTGGTGACGTTTGACCAAGCAAACGGCACCCCCGGGTCAATCGGTTTGGCGGGCAGCCCCACACAGCCGGTGAATAATGTCCCGGACATGCGGATTATCGCAACGGCTCGTGGGTTTTCCAAGATTCAGATCATCGGAGATGCGACGTTCGACACGGGTGATGACATCAGTGGGTTCATCATCTACGGAGAGAACCCTAGCAAGACACTACTCACGTTCAACGCAGGGGCGTTGACATCAGGGATTGATGTCAACGATGCAACGGTCACAGGTACGTTCGACACGTCTGCCAGCTTCACCGACTGCCACTTGGAGACCATTTCGTTCGTGAAAAGTATCATCAACCGTTGTGTTCTGAATGGGCCTATCACTCTCGCCGGAACTGGAACGACCATCATAACGAACTCCAGCGATGGGTTGGTCAATACGGCGCCGCCACCGTCTGTGGACTTCGACGGCTCCGGACGGTCTCTCGCGATTCGCAATTATCATGGAGATATACAGCTCAAGAACAAATCTGGGTCTGAGCGCATCGAGGTCAACATTAACTCGGGTGGGTTGATTGTGTTGGATGACACGATAACCGCTGGTGTCATCCGGCTATCCGGGCTGTTGCACGTTCAGGACTTGACCGGACCCGGAGTCACGGTAGACGTGTCGGATGTCATCTACCCGGAGCAGCAGCAGCTTTCAGCGTTCGTTGACGCAGTGCATCTCGACGTGGTTGGTGGCACTGCGGGCATCAAGTATCCGCAGGGGACATCGCAGTATCCTGTAGACAACCTGGCAGATGCTTTGACGATCTTGAACGAGAGGAATCTGGATGAGCTTCACGTTATCGGGGATCTAACTATTGGTGCGACGGACAACATCGACGGTCTACGGATAGTGGGGCAGCACCGCAACAGAACAACGCTAACGTTAGTAGCGGGATGTTCCACGATGGACTCATACATCTCACACTGCACGCTCACCGGAGTAGTGAATGGGAGCATCGTCGTTCAGTCCTCGGTGGTGTACGGGTTGTTGAACGTCGGTAGCGAAGCGAAGTCGTCCTTCTTCTTAGACACGTCGCCGATCTCTGACGGCGGGTCAGCTATTACGTTTCGTAACGATCTAGCCAATCCGATGCCGGTGTATGTACTTCAGTGCTTCTCTGGCGAGATCGGGCACATGCCAGCCGTGATCGACATGAACGACTCACTACAGACCTTCACGGTTCAGAGTTGGTCTGGCGGGATTGGGTTCAAAAATTGGTCTCAGGGACAGGTGTGTAGTGTTGATGCAGACTCTGGACACGCCATTCCAGATTCGTCCTGCACGAGCGGAACTCTCATCCTGCATGGCACGATTGTAGTCACCAACAACTCTACGGGAGCCTTCGTCGTGGACCAGTCAGAGGCAGTGGGCGCAGGGGGCGCAGAGGGTATTGCGGCAAGTGTGTGGGGGACCTCGTTCGCCGGCGGGTTGTCTGCGCAGCAGTCAGTAGAGCAGGCGGCATTGGAAGCCAAGATTGGACGTCAGATCTTGCGTAACAACATCACTTGGGATCCTGGAACTGCCGTCATGACCATATATGACGACGATGACACGACCATCTTGTTCAAGAGTCTATTTACGGATGCTACGGCTACCCCGTCCGTGGCTAACCCACTCAATAGAGAAAAGGTTCCGTGAGCTTTATCTCATACGGGCTGAGAGGACTTCCGAACCCCATGGACGTCACAATCCTGGTTCAAGACGACACCGTTACACCCGCAGCCATAGAAGGTGTCGTCGTCAACGTTTACGATGGAATCACGAAAGCCTATGTGGCTCAGGCGACAACTGATGCCACTGGACTGGCATCCTTCGTCCTGACTGGAGAGCCTGACCCCGGCAAGACCTACGAGGTCAGGCTATTCAAGGTTGGGGCGCTGTTCGCCAACCCGTTTACGATTGCCGTGTTCGACAGTGGCACCAACGATTTCGAGGTAGCTGGAACTCTACTGGACCTCGAGGTGGCGACAGATCCTAACCTTTGTCGTTGCACCGGAAGGTTCATGGGCTTCGATCTACAGCCACGGGCCAACAAGTTGGTCAGGTTCTCGGCAGAGGTAGAAAACAAGACGGTTCAGATCGTCAATGGGGACATCGTGGCGGCATCCGACCACGAGGTTCGAACTGACGACAACGGCTATGTGAAGGTCGATCTGGTCAGAGGTGCTGTCTACTGGCTCATCTTCGCAGGGGACGAGGACAACTCGTGGAAGGTGACCATTCCAAATAGAGCCTCTGTGAATCTCATTGAGCTCATCCACCCAGCACCTGGAAGTCTGGACTGGGATGACACTGATGCTCCTGGTGATGCCGTCTCTTTGGCTGTTGGGGAATCCAAGGACGTGAGTATGACCCTGACCCTGACCAGCTATGAGACAGACGAGTATGTGGGGAACTGGTTGGACTTCGACAACGACGATACTGATGTTGTCTCCGCAAGCGTGCAGAAGAACGTTCTAACTCTCTCGGGTCTGACTGCTGGAACAGCCAACATAACGGTCACAGCCAGGACAGATTTGAAACCTGGAAGAGCTGGAGGATTCTCGGTCAGCTCAACACCTCTAGTCGTAACGGTGACCTGATGTTAAGCCTTCAGCAGACGACAGCTCAGAGAGATGTAGGAGTTTCCAGGTCCTATCAGGGGGTAAGAGCTCTCTGGCTGAAGGTCATAATCAGGGCAGTATTCGACTGGGTTTCCTATCGTGACAGCACGAAGCACGAACGGAGGATGGATGCTGAAAGTGCTCACTGGTGGTTGTTCAGAACTAACGACTTCTTCAACAGTTTTGAGAATGTGTGTGTCCAATTAGACCTAGATCCTAACAGGGTCAGAACGTGGGCGAATGGAGTGACCAAAGACCAAGTGGCAAAGATCGAGCATCTGGATCGTTCATCATCTGCTAGAGGTCGAAGTGATCTAGAGGTCAAATCAGCTGAACTGTTTCTCGTTTCGACTGAGCCTGATGATGACCTCTTCTTGGAATTTTGATGTCACTACTGACTATAGCGAACCAATCCAAGGCCCTGCTCCGGCGGAGCCTTGTTGATGAGAAACTTTCAGGAGGGACAGACCCGAAGGTAGAGATTCGTGCTCTTCTCGATTCCATAATCTTAGGTCTACTGTCTCGACCCAAGGCAGTTAAGTTCGTAGCCCAACTGGCAAAGCGCAGACTCATTCAGGCACTACAGGATGAGATAGACACAATAGATAGTCTGACTGTAGACCTGGACGATCTGAACAACACCTCTTTCAAGGTTCGTGATTCTTCGAGATTGAATAGTGCCAAGTCGGCTCTTCGCAGCATCAACGCTGGGGACGAGCTTAATGTTTCAGGTACGGCCTTCACCAGATTCAGTAATTCCGTAGACAAGTTTCTCAACGAGCAGCTATCGAAGAGCGTCAGACGTGTTGGCAGCACGTCCATGCTCCGCCCATCGGACGAGGCCAAGGCTGCCATTCCAACGGACTATGCCGAGCTGTTGTCCAGGCATGAAGATACGATAGACAGGTTTTATTCACTGTCATTGATAGACGACGAGTTCACCAAGTCACCTACGGCAGCTGTGTTGGGAAAGACGGTTTTGTCTAGGGTGATGACTGAGATCGATCTCATTCTCGACCAATTAGAGGGGGACGATTCAGCAAGCGAGGCCCGTAATCAGGTGGTCAGGTTGTTGGCCTCAAGGTCTGCGCTTGAGGTGGTTGGCACTGCTCCTTCTTTGTCTGGTCCAATACTATCCACCGTTCTCGAGCTACCGGTTGGGTATGAGCTTACTGGGACCAGTGCCGCTGCCGCTGCGTTTGTCGAAGGGACAGATGGGACTGAAGCCAACGATGGGATCATTCGTTTCTCGCTTGGAGCTTCTTCACCGCAGGTAACAGTAGATGTAGATGGAACGACGGTTGGACCTTTAGATTTTCCTCAGTCGACTGATTTCGACGTGGACGATAAAGCGATAGTTGTGGGTGCTGTTCCAACTGGAGGATTCCCGGTCACTCTAGGTGCGACGACACAAGATCTATACATAACTCTGGTGACTAGCGGGACCGCAGTCAGTTACAGGGCAGCAATAGGAACAGGTTCTCAAACCCTGTCAGCAGTTGTGTCAGCCATAAACACGGCGCTGACTGGGGTTGGAACAGCCGCTGAATTCTGTGCCTCAGGAACGGATAGGATCATCATTCGAGCGACGTCTGCTGATGTCATCAGGATTGATTCTGCCGTTGAGATTGCAACAGTGGCTTACACAGATTCTGGTCACGCTCTTCTTGGGTTTCAGGATGGCAAGTACGGGTGGAGTATTGCCAACCCGGATGGAGGAGGAACAGAGATAGACATCGTAGTTGATGCCTTCAACGAGCTGTTTGGATCTGTCGCAACGGCTGTAAGAGTCGGGGATGCAGTCAGGGTTGATTCGGTATCAACATCTGTCGGCGTGACGATGACCATAACTTCTCCATCTTCTCTCGGAATAGATGGGGCCGTAAATGGTATGTCCGACGAGTTCCGACTTCTAGGTCTAGTGCGAGGAGTAATAACAGACCCAGTCGATCCGCAGGACTTGCTGGATGTCGGGGATGTTGTTACCACCCCAACTGGATCTTCCACTGTAGCTTCGTTGACCAATACGGCAGTGTTTCTTGCGGCGGAAGTCGACACGTTTAGTGGTAGCTTAACAGTGAACAGCGCACTGGATTCTCCGTTTGCTGCTCTGTCGACTGCTCTAGATGAGAATTTGGTTGTCTGGTCCAACACCCTATTCGTGGATGACATGAAGAGGCTAGATGCAGCCGTGGCCAAGGTCTACGGGTCGATAGACAGAGCATCCACTAACGAGTTCAGGAGATTGCTGGTTCTGCTTAGAGCTTTCATGGCAGATCTGAAGACAGCTATATCCGATTCTTCGACTGACATTCCAGCAGGTTGCGCGACTAGAGAGCGAGCGTTGGTGAATGGGATCATAGAGTCCTTCGAAGAGCGTAATATGGACCGGGCTCTAGGTTTGTTCCTGACCGGGAAGTTGATGGACTTGTTCACAATAGACTTGGATGAGGTCTCCTACGCTGGAAGACTGGCCAAGGGTGTAGAGGAACTAGCCAGGATGGATGTTGAGTTCGAGAAGCAGTTCGAGGAAGGCGAGAAGAGTAGGCTACGAGGGTATCTAGATAGGACGGGACTATAAATGCCGGTAACCACAGCAGTTGTTAGACGAGTCCTAGCAGACTCCATTAACCTGCTTCGAAGTGTTGAGGTAGATAGGAGTCTGTCGTCTACTACTCTGGATCATGCCATCCAAGAAGAGATCAAGCTCCTGAAGAGAACTGAAACATCAACCCAGGTAGATGATTCTGGGCAAACCAGAATTTCTAGATGGGACGAGTTGAATGCTCTCGAGGCCAACTTGGTTAAGGTCGTTGACGAAATAATGAGTGCTGGAACAGACAAAGAAGCGTTGGCCAAGCTCGGAATTATAGATGAAGAAGAAGCTGATGATCGTGAGCAGAGTGAAGTAGACAACACGGCAGGGGAGTGAGATGCAGGATTACAGAATCACGCTTGCCAAGACTCAACTCCCCTACCACTTTTATGAACCTCTTCGTGGTTTTCGCCCACCATCTATTCGTGTAGTGGGCGAGCGTATGCATCAAGCGTTGGAGGTCGTCTACAACGGAATCGTGCAGACTCAGTTCTTTGCGCAATCCAGGAAGAACCTAATCGTCCCAATCCCTAGCAGCCAGATTGGGAGGCCACTAAACGAGCTGGTCATCATCTCCACGACGAAGCTGACGTTTGAACCTGCAACCGTTGTCTTCCAACTTTCCAGACCACCACAGATGGTCAGCGGGATAGATAGGCTGGTTCAGATGTTCCTGATGGAGCTGTTCACGACCCCAGGTTCAGACATCTTCGATCCCAAGTCTGGTGGTGGGGCTCTAGCGCTAGTCGGCAGAAACAGTGGTGGTGATCGCGGCGCAGTAGTAGGACTCACCAGAGCGGTGGATGCAGCGAAGAGATCGATAGCCAAGAAACAGGCTCAGTTCAAGAGAGTTCCAAACGAGGAACGTTTACTGTCTGCTACCCTGTCCAACGTTTCGTTCAATAGCTTGGCGTCTGTCCTGTCGGGGCAGATTGAGATAAAGAACATGTCCGGTCAGTCAGCGACGGTTGGAGTGGGTTGATGCCATCATCAGACGAAATCAGAACGTTCATCGAGGACCGACTTCAGGCTCTCGACCCGTCGATATCGTTGGAGTCGGGATCGAGAGCACAGACGGATTTCGTCGAGCCAGTCCTTACTTTTCTAGGCACTGATCCGTTCGAGACCGACATTGAGGCGTTCATTGTAGACAGGTTCTCTCAAGAGTTTCCTGACATCTACTCAGGAGACCCCAGCGTCGTATCGGATGTGTTTGCCAAGCCACTACAGTTGATGCTCGAGCCGTTCAAGCGTGGCGTCAACATCTTGAAGCTACAGCAATCACTGGCAGACCCAGACCTGTTGACAACGGATTCAACGGAATCCTTGGCGGCGAACTTCTTCTTTGAGAGGACAGCAGGATCTAGGGCTACTGGAACAGCACGGGTCAAGTTCCCAGTGCCAAAGAACGATGAGTTTGAGGTAACGACTCGGTTCTATTCCAGTGGCGGGTTGAACTTCTATCCGACTGCACCACTCAGTATCTCTGCCGAAGAAATGATCTTCAATCGAGATGGCAGCCTCTTCTATGTTGATGTTCCTGTCCAAGCAGAGGAGGAGGGGGACGAGTACAACATAGGAGTTGATGAGCTGACGGGCGTGGACGGCGTGTCTGGAGTTGCTGCTGTCACCAACTTGAAGAAGTTCAGCAGCGGGGCAGTACGTCTAGACAACGCTGCGTTCGTAGACCAGACGAAGGAGATGTTGAACGAGAGGTCTCTGAACACCAGACGTGGTGCTCGAGCCCGTCTACTACAGGAGTTCCAGAACGACACGAGAGCAATCCAGGTCATAGGCGCAGGCGACGTTGAGATGCAGCGCGACATACTAGTTGCGACATCTCCAGGCCACTCTTGGATCACCGGGTCCGTGTCTTTGTATAACAACCTCGCTCTTGTACAGGCTCGCATCATAGACGGTGAAGAGGACGACGCACCTGCGGCTGAGGACACGCTGTTCCTCTATTTGAATTCCACTAGCTATCCATCATTAGATCAGGATGACAGGCTGGTAGAGCTAACCGTAGAGAGTCTGGTTTCTGGCCCACTTGCGGACGCAGGGACTGGGTTTCAGCAAGCCTATCTCGTCACTTGGTCAGGGGACTTCCCGACTGGTGTAACGCAGGGAACGCCTGCTCCTGGTGGGTGGGTAAACGGGCAATCGTTCGAGGGAGGATTCAGGAAGCCGGGCAACGTTCGAGTTTCATCGCTGCCAGACATTGGCGCTGTCTCCCCGGCGTTGTCCGTCCCGAATGGTGAGACTCACGTCTACGGCCACACGGATGTCTACGTGCGACCGATTTTGCAAGAGGATGCCTATATAACCCTTGATACACTGTCTGACTCTTCACCTCTCGTGGAGCGTTCGACTCTTGATACGAATGGTGCGGGATCACCAGCGAACCGTGTAGTTGACAGCGCCAGCTTCGATTTTGCTGGAGCAGGGGTTGAAGCTGGACATCTCATCATCATCGACAGTGGTGAAACGGATGAGGGCGTCTACACGATTCAGGAGGTGACAGCAGCAGGTGCTGGTGCTCCTTACTACCTCTACCTGACTGAAGACCTGACTGTGTCCCAGTCCGGGTTGCGCTACAAGATTCTGTCCAACATCAGGATCGATCCGTTCGACGTCACGGTGAGCAAGTTCCCGTTCGGCAGCGTCCTGGCAAACGATCTGTCTACTCAGGTCGGCTCCAACCTACTCACCCTGTCTACGAACGACATGCTCAGTTACTCGGTCGAGGTTGGTGACACGATCAAGCTGACCAGCGGCAACGATAAGGGTGAATACACGATCACGGCATTCGATTCGGTGCTTGGTGGACGGGGTCTGATTACAGACCAGGTAATGGGTGCAACTGCTTCAGGCATCACCTATGAGGTCTTCAAGCCATTGGATTCATTGCAGAATCCTCTGGTTCGCATCAAGCAGATCTTGCTCCTAGATTCCAGCGGGCAGTCAACTGGAGTTTCTATTCCACCGGCACAACCGCTTGGAGCCAAACCTACTTCGGATTTCACTTCGGCGAAGATCAGAAAGGCCAGCACTAGAAGAACTGGATACGTTCTCCCAGACATCGAGGATTCCTATTTCACCAAGTGGGTGGAGTGGTCGGTATTAGAGACTGCCGCCGATGCTTCTGGAACCAGGTACTCAGCTGGTATTGATTCTGTGTCGCCTGTAACGACTGGGTCTGCAAGCACATATCAGGCTGTCCTCTTCCCAGACACTGGACCAACCGAGTCCGAATTCGACTTCCACGGAAACGCAGTAGGTGGTGGCGAGGCTCAAGGGAAATGCTCCTGGTTCATAGCACCAGCAGAGTCAACGGATGAGACCGTCAATTATCCACCGATAGATGAGCCGAAGCAGGGGGAGTGCCTGACGATCAAGAATGGTCCCAACGCCGGCAGCTATCTCATCAAGCAGGTGTACAAATTCAAGAGGTTGGTTGCCACAACTGACTATGAAGTTTGGGACTATTTCATTCAGATCTATGGCGAGTTCCCCGTTGATGTTTTCAAAAGCCTCATCGACTTCATAAACGAGACTGGGGTCAAAGCATCACTGGATATTTCAGTCCCGGCGAGTGCATCCTTCGACACCGTCATCGAGGCGACATACGCAGGGGTTCCAGGCAACGCTATCAGTTTAGCAACTGTTGCAGATGGGACTGGGGCTGGAAGTCTGACAAGATCTGGAACTGCGTTCACATTCCATTATGACTCTGGAGTGACACTGGTCTCAGAATTCGAGGATGCAGTTGATGCGTTGACTGGTGATGACGATCTAATTGCCGTCAGGACAGTTGGAACATCTCCAAGTTATGCGTTGGCGAGCGGTAGTGGTGATACGTTTGGTACAACCCTACTGACTGGAGGAACCAGTATAGTCTCGGAGCTACCACTGGATGCCTCTTCTAGTGACATAGATTGGCCAGGTACATTCATAGGGACAGGAAGCAGTATCTTTGATCAGTTTGGCGCAAGGTTGAATACAGTCCTGACTTCCACCTATTCGATCACGTCTCCAGCTGCCGCAGCCATACAGACTATCGTCGCTGGCTTGACTCAGTGCTCCTACGAATGGGGTGACCCTGCTCGTGGAGTCTTGAGGACGTACTTCGAAGAGCCGACGTTCTTCGAGATGGTGACGGGTGGGGCAGATGGTTCAACGGAGTTTCAATACACCAACTCGTCTAGTGAGGTCATCAAGTTCTGGCCCGACCCTAACAGATACACCAAGTACGAGTTGATTCCTGGAAGACTGATAGGAGATGTAGATCCTACCGACTACCGTCGTGACCTAGATGCATCCAGTCCTACTGCTCCCGAGTTTACAGACACTGATGAACCAACCATGTTCCAGACCGGAATCAAGGTTGGCGATGTCCTGTCTGTACACGAGGAGGTGGTGGCCACTGGATATGGAACTCCATCCTATGGGCTTACTGGAGTTCAGCTGTTGCAGGGCTCCAATCAACTGACGGCACCATCATCAGCAGGCTCTCCGTTCTCTGCCGCCCTGGTTGGCACCTACGTCTTCATCGAAGAGGGGGTGGACAAGGGTGGATACGTCGTCACCGAATATGTTGATGCCAACAACATCAAGATCAGTCATACAGCAACGGAAACGACTCCAACCATTGTTGAACAGGCTTCTGAGGCGGCCAGCGGCACAGCCAAGTTTGGAACCAGTGGTTCAAACATCAAGGTTACGAGGTCGTCAGGAACCTTCGCAGCGGGAGATGTTGGCAGATACATTACTGTGTACGGAGTCGATTACAACGACAATGGCTCATGGAAAATTGAGTCCTTAGAAGATGCTGATGCCACCGCTGTTTGTACCTTGGTTGGTACGACCAAGGCGTGGGATAACTCTGTTGCTTTCAGGTGGGTCACTACTGCGGCTCCAAGCTCTGCTCCAACCAATCCCAGTGCAGGAGGTGGGGACACTGAGCTAGTAGCTCTCAGACCCGTTAGATTCTACGAGGGGACTCCGCAGGATTTCACCATTACCGCAGTTCCAGACTTCGACGACCTCTCTACCTCCAGTGTCACAATAGGTGCAGGGCTGAGTGATGGATTCATGCAGCCCTACAGGATCTACAGGACGAATATTCGTAGGGTGACCCCATCCGAGATGGATGTTAACCAGGACGACTCCCTGTACTTCGTTGACTCTGAAGTTTTGTCTCTGTCTCCGGGAGTGGACGCCAACATCATCGAAGACACATACCTAACTCTCAAGGATGACACCTTCACCACTATTGGGTTCTCTCACAACGTCACAGACCCCGCCTTGACATACTCCACCAAGGAAACTGGAACGCTAGATCTACCGATCAAGCTGTTGCCAGTGGGGAGTGAAGACAAGCCAGGGAACTACGTAGACCTTCCGAATAGCCCAATCCAGATCCAGTATGAGAGGTCTAGCCTAGTCTCTGACTTCCAGGACTTGTTGGATTCGGCGCAAGACAGAATCACATCAGCCAACTTCCTAGCTAGACACTTCCTCCCGGCCTACATCTCTTATGATGCTACCTATAACGGAGGATCCGTATCCTCAACTGTCGCCAAGAAGATTATCGAGTACATCGACACCCTGCCCATAGAGACGGCGATTGACGTCTCTGAAATTCAGGACATCATCTCCAAGAACAGTGGAGATGTTGATACTCCAACCAAAGTCATCTCGATCATCCATGATTGGAGCAGGGTCAGATGGGTCGAGCTGAACGAGAACGAACTTGGTGGGACCACGACCAAAGTTCCATATGATGGAACGGCAAGGGTGTCGTTCTACAGGCCGGGACCAGACGTCTCGGATGAAGACACCATCCCAGCTGGTGAGAGGATCAATCTGACACGAGAGTAGGCGAACGCAGGACCGTAAACGAGTATGGGTCAAACTCTACATGGCACGACTGACAAACAGCTACCTTGTTGGACAAAATCTTGCCATCGGAGAAAGGGTTCTCCGGGTTGGTCCTGCTCTCGATGGACGAAGCACTACACGCAGGGCAGGTGAGCTTGGAGAGAGAAGCCTGCTCCTCTGCTTTTGCGGGAGTGAGGATGTCCTCTTGACCCTCCAGGAGCTCCCAAATCCTGGAGGCAGGCATGGTCTTGATACCTGGCATTCGTTGACCCTCCAGTCTGCTGACCAATATACTGCCACCCGCTTAGAAAGGGTGAAAGCGTGACCATCAGACTGTCAAATACGAGGCCCGGAGACAACGAGTATTCCGTTCCTCCAGAGGGTCAGTTCCGTATGACCCTAGCTTCCAAGCGAGAGTTGGTCAACGTCAGGACATCCAAGATTTTGGTTGGTAGTACGGCCATAGACTTCGATGGATCTACACTACCAGAGGTTGACGCTAACGTAACGACTGGAGGTGTGACTGTCGAGGTCAAGACTCCAGAGAGAAAGACCCCAGTCAACGCAAACACTACTCGAGCAATAGTCTCATCCAATCTCAGGATTACGAAGAACACGAACGATGATGCAGATACCGGAATTTATGAGGTCACTGCTCCGATTTCCGAGTTCGAGGATGGAGAGTCTGGGGTAGGAGCAGCTCTGTACGTCAAGTTCCAGGTCAACCCATCCACCTGGAATACGTTCAGTCCAGGCTGGTGCAGCCTGACAGACATGGCATGTCCATTCTTCCAACTCGAGTATGGTCCCTTGAACACAGCTCTGTCTGTATTGTTCCGGGACAATAGCGGAGATGGATCTCTTGTAGTAGGGGGCCCAGAGCAGACGGCAGGTTCTGCTAGACCAGATCAAGCCGAGGTCACAGACTCGTCGTTTCCTTGGTTCACACTCGCCGACGGAACGACGGTTCACTTGTGGATTGTCTTCGACTTAGGTGAGTCTAGTGCTCGGGTCTATGCGGCAGAGGATGGGCAGGATTTCATCCTCATGTCGACTCACGACATCGGTGACCTGTCTGTATTTCCTGTTGCTGGTCAGCATCAGAACTTTCGTGCTGCTGCTTCCAACGTAGTTCGCGCCTACTTCGGAAATGCTGGTAGGGTCGGAGACGTTCTCGACATCGAGGATTGGTTCCTCCTACCGTACACGTTTTTCCCAGTCAGCATTACGAACCAGTCCCTATCTGGGACTGGAACGGACATAACCGGGAACAGTCCTGTTCAATACAAGCCTCTTGATAGAAAGGAGCCAGACGCAGATCTCGGTGGCTGGTATCCGTTCAAGTCTGGAACTTCGGTAAGGCCAGTTCCAAAGTTCGTGAACAAGGGTGGCTTTGCCAAGAAGCCTCACTACCTGAAAGTCACCAGGGAAGATACGGGCGAGGTAGCTTACGCGAGGAAGATAGATCAGTTCGATGAGTCCTTCGGAAGCACCAAGCTCACCACAGGCGCGATGATAGAGATGACTGCCAGGGCAACCATCAGGTCTGCTTATGGCATCTCATCAATGATGGGGATCGAGCTGGACGATGGAGCAGATCTGTTCAGGGCCTTGATCTTGGACGATGGACAGTTCTGTTTTCTGATCGACCCTCTCAGACACAGCCTGGACTCTGGCTACAGCTTGTCTGGAGTAGCTCACCCACTGGAGATTGAGCATACCTACAGGCTGTTGGTGGACAAGCTTCATGATGAGATCTGCCTGTTCGTTGACGACATCGATACCCCGGAAACGATCTTGCCACTGTCTGCGGCCCCAGCTTTTGGAACCAGTGCAAGAGCTTTGTTTGGTCACATCCTAAACGTAAACACGGATTGTGATCTGGAAATCTCGAGAGTGTTTCTGGCTGAGTCGTTCAGGTCGTGGGATGGGAGATTTGGGATTCTCCCTCAGTCACCAGCTCAAGACTCAAGAACTAGGATGTCTCTGTACTCCCCAGTTGACTGGATGGATGGGGACCAGGACAGCGTTCGCCTAAACGCCACCGGTTCTTATGGTTCAAGAGTGACCATGAGTAGAATTGACAATGAGTTCTGTTCTGACTCAAACGCCTTTGTAGATTTCCGGATGATGATAGTTAGCCATTCCGGTGCAGACAACGAGCGAGGGGCTATCGGAACGACTGGAGTCGAAGTAGATATGGGTTTCATCAGCCCAGACCCCACAGTTGCTAATGTACAGAGTGTTAGATTGCTGTTCGTGAATGCAGGTGCTTACGGAAGAAAAGCCTGTTTCGCTTTTGAAGACTATACGGATTCAGACTTTACAGAGCAGACCGCAAACGGGAGGAAGTACTCCATAGACGTGGACTGGACTGACTTCCACTCCTACAGAATCCTATATAGAACCGGTGTGGCTCTCGAGCTGTACATAGATGACTTCGAGACCCCAGCAATGCAGATACTGTGGGGTGTGGGTGGTTTCGGACTGAGCACAGGCTTCGTCTACAACGGTTTGGAGCTTGGCCATATCGATGGTAGCAGGCTGTCAGATAGTGAGTGGATGCACATAAGGTGGGGATCTGGCTACGGCGTAGACGTTGGAATGAGACCAGAATTCCCAGCCAGCACTCTGGAAGATTATCTGCTGAATGGTAAGTCTATCATCGCCGGTGGAGCCACTGAAACAGCATTGCTATCTTATCAGCTCTCGAGCTCAATTCCAGAAGGCTACTCCATATCTGACAGCGATACTCTTCTTGTGTCTGTTGATGGTGGCGGAGCCCAGACGGTAACTTTCACTGGAACTGCTGCTAGGCTGTCGAAGACTGGTCTATCTCTAGGGTTCCCGTTGAGTGGAACCTTGGTCTACTCGATTGATGGAGATAGAAACCAGACGGTGACAATAACGGCGGCTGCTGATTACGCAGACCTGGCCGCACAAGTGGATGCAGGTCTAAGCAACGCAACTGCTACTGATAACTCTTCCACTGAGCTACATGTAGACTCAGAAATTCTAGGGAGCACGTCTAGTGTCTCGGTTGTTGATGGTACTCTTCTCTCCACCATTTACGCCGCCCCGGATTCGGATTCTGGAACTGGTAACATGCCAAACCTGGATGACGCTTCTGCGGATGAAGTTGCATCTGTAATATCATCCGCTCTGACTGGGGCTAGTGCTTTGAGACAAAACAGCACCATCATCATCTCAAGTGATACAGGTCTGGGTGGTACAATTGTGGTAACTGGTGGAACTGCTCAGGCAGCACTGGGGTTCTAGATGCCGTCCGTTCCTATTTCAGGTCCAACCCCAGCAACTTCAACCAGGCCAGTTGCCATCGTTGTTGCTACTCCCTTGGCTGCGACCATTGGATCTCGGGTTCTACTCAACGGCAAGGCCAGCACGAACGCCGCTGGAACTACTCTCACGTACAAGTGGGAGTTCGTACAACCACTACCCATTGGGTCCCGGGTTGCCATCCAAGGGTTCATCGAGGTCGAAGACGATTTGTCTGTTGTAGCGTTCACTCCAGACATAGTCGGGGAGTACATTTTCAATCTGGTGGTAAACGACGGCAATTACGACAGTGATCCGTTCTATCAGCAGATCAGCGTCCGTTCAGTTGTAGTCCCACACGCCAGGGGAATAGTGCCAGATGGGAAATTCATCTGGAGCTACTTGAGAGATGTGTGGAAGGAGGTTGAGGGTAGAGACCTGTTCGAGACGTTGTGGTCTACCCTCATCCAGATAGTAGGCTCGGAAGTTCTAAAGCTCTATCAGGCAGACTTCAACAAGAGCATCCGTGATGTTCAGAGTGAAGTGCAGAAGAGGTGGCTTTCATACGCTCCTCTCCTAGAATTGGACACTGATAGCCTTTCGTTCTTTCTGGGGAACGTGTCGCAGGGACGCGATGGAATAACCGAGCCTTACCCGTTTCAATTGAAGGGCATCATAGTTAATGCACAGGAGTTCATCCCTGTTGAAGGAACAGCACTACCCTCTGATGTTGGAACCGACCTGACCATCACATTCAGCCTGGATTCTGGTAACGAGGCTGACTACAGAATATTGAGCTTGAATGGAAGCAAAGATGGTTTTCTGCTTGCCATAAGCTCGTTCTCCGCCCCAACCGCAGACGAGTCCTACGCATCAAAGACGTTCTACTTCAGTGACAGATCGACGAGTTGGGCTGCAACGACTGCGGGTCCGTACTCCGTCGGCAACTACATTAGGTTCGTTTCCGGAGACAACAAGGGCATCTACAGAATCATGACGGTGTCTGGAACAGACATCACTGTCGATAAGCCACCACCGTTTTTGTCGGACGCAGGCAATCCATCTTCCGGTCCAGTTTATAACCCGGTGGAGTTCACACTACCTAGGGTTCAGACATCGACTGTGACCAGCTTGGCTATTCCATACATTGGTAGGGAGACAGAGTTTGACTCATTCAGGGTTGGACGACTGTTGACGTTTGGTGGCAAGGATGTGACTGCTCCAGGTGGTACACTACGAGAGGCAGGTCAGCAGACATACGAGCCATCTAGTGCTCGAGTCGATTATCGTCAGGGGGTAGCAGTAGCCAAGTTTACCATTCCAGACACCAACCAGGCACCCTCTGGATTGTTCGGGCAAGACTGGAGGTTGTCCAACACCCTAATATCTACCTCTCAGAACTTTGACGAGCTGGGTGTCAACCCGGGCGACTTGTTGACGTTCAAGGTTCATCTGGTTGGATCTGATGTCGCAGTAGACCTAAAAGCTCTTGTTGTTGGGGTTCGAAAGAAGAAGCTGGCTTTCGAGTTTACTAGCTCAAATCTCACTCCAGGTTCAGCCGTCACGGAGAATGTGGTCAGAACTCTGGTAGTCGGTTTTGGAATCGATGGTTATTCACTAGCTGATGACGGGACGGATGTTTACGAGGACGATGCGCTGGACTTCAAGAACAGCTACGAGTCCATGTTATTCCAAACCTCATACCACAACGTGCTGCTAGATCAGGACAGTACGTTGACTATCAATGGAAAAGGCTACTCGTTCATTCCGTTCTCCATTCTCCGTCATCAGACTGTAGGGGTGGACGTAGACCTGAAGTCTGTTCCGATGTTGCAGGAGTTCATCAAGCCTCCTCAGACAGTGACCAGGAGTGGTGTCACCTATCAAGTCCACAAGGGAGTCGAGTATGCTCTGGAAAGAGCCCCTAGACCATACGTCGAGAACTCCGACTTCACGATAGGTGATGAGAACGCCTACAGCGGTAAATTCATATTCGAGTCCGGCTCCAACTACGTCGAAGGTGAGGGGATCGATTTTATAGAGTTGGGAATCAAGGCTGGTGATTCGTTCGAGATAGTTACCCCTCTGTCCTTGGCGGCGGATTACACAATCTCGGCTGTGGTGTCACAGGACAAGATCAAGCTCAGTCTCCCAGTTCCTCTGTTCCCAGTGGACCCAGTAGTAGAGGCGAACGTCGTAATCACTAGGCGAAGGTCTGGTAGATTCATGCGGTTCGTTCCCGGCTTGTTCTCAGTAGCTGGCCCAATCGCACCTAAGAGACTGTGGGCAGAGGTCTCCTTCGTAGACAATAACACCGTCATAGAAGGCAACTTCGGTCTGGCGGTTGGTCTGAAGATAGATGACTTGGAGAATGTAACCAAAGACATTACCTATCGGCAGGCAGTGGCAGGATTGATGCGTGCCTATTCCAACTCACCGTCTATAGATAACGTAAGGACTGGTCTAGAGATCTTGCTCGGTATCCCGTTCGCTGAACATCGCGGAATCATTCGCTCCATAAACCCTGACTATAGAAGAGATTCCTATGGGAGAGTTACCAAGGGGCAGATGATAGTGGAGGATGTGGATAGCAGTAGTGACCCTCTTGGTACTTTCCGTGTCTACGTCTACCCATTGGATGAAGAGTCAGAACTGTCTGGGCTCGAGGTCAATCCAGTCACCGATCTACCCTATGTCGTTGGAGACATCGTTGAGGCGTTTGCAACCTTGGCAGTTGGTATTGGAATTCAGGATTACCTCACCCATCCACTGGATGACACGTTCTCTGCCGCCAAGAGATTGCAGCAGTTTCACTCGGTCAGAGTGTTAATCAACGACAACATCTACTCGTCAGGAGAGTACGACCTGGTATCGAAGTTCTTGCGCAACATCACACCGTCGTACATCAAGTATGCACTAACCGTGATGTCAGACTTCGACGAGGATGTTCAGGCTCTTGATGCTCTCCACATGAACATCAGTGGGGAGATCATAGTAGACAACGCTTCGTTCGGCATCGCTCCTGCTCTGATGCTCAACAACAGGATATTCCTGTCGAGCGCTGGTCTGATCTTCATAGGTGATGGTGTGTTCAGGGCCATGAGATATGGTCTTGCGACCGTTGCAGCTACAGGAGATAGCAAGTTCACAGTGTCCGAGGGAGGGATTCTAAACCCCAGAGCGACTGAGGACTTTGAGGCTCCACTGGTTCGTGCTGGAGATACAGTCTGGATCAGGAATGGGATGGCAGGTGGTAAGTACACTGTTGATTCTGGAATCACCGACACAGAGATCCCTGTCAGTGATGGTCCGTCTGTTGGGTTTGCTCAAGAGTCCGGTCTTGGATACGTCGTTCTTAGAGCAGTAAATCCAGAACTAGTTACTGGAGTAACCGCTGATATCTCTACTGGTGTAGATGAGATCTCCATCTCCGGAGGGCAACTCAGGGTTCATGGAGTTGGTCCAGGAGATTGGCTGATCGTTGACTCTGCCTCTGTTGGTGCCAGGAGATTTACCATCCTGGATGTCATCAACTCCGGTAGCTCTTGGGACACAGTCAAAGTCACGCCAACACCAACCGGTACCGCTACCCCAGCTGCTAGGATCTGGCGACCATCTCTTATGACCAAGGTAGAGGAGACGTTCCAGATTACTGGGAGTGGTGGTACTATCTACACTCCGGATGATACATGGTGGATCGGTCTCGCAGATCCTGGAGACGAAATAGAATTGGATGATGACACCCAGAGTAGATTCCTGCTTGGTGATCCATTGGATGATTACTCTGTCAGCTCGATCCCAGCTGGTGCAGCAGATTATAAACTGGTCAAGAAGAACAGACCTGGAGCATTCGTCTCTCTGGATCACTTGCGATATGATCCGATGGAGCAGATTGATATAGACTTGGTTGAAGATCAGACTCTTGCTTCTTGCTCTGTTGGCAGTACAGATGTGACTCTCCAGGAGGAGAGAACCACAGCACCACCATCAGGACCAAGTGCAGTGAACCCAGCAACCATGAACGTCAAGGTAGGCGATTATCTGATATTGACTGGTGGTGCAGCTGGAGCCATGAACATAGGCTACGGTAATGGGGTATTTCCTATCGTGGCTTTTGATGCGACCAAGGTTGTGATCAGTCAGGGCCTACCTGACACTGAGTCAGTGGCTTGGGCCATAAGACGGAGACTGTAATGGGATTTTCCGAGTCGGTGATAGTGTCAGACAGTGGATTTGCAAGACTAAGAAGAAAGATCGGTGGAGCGATAGCCGGCGTAGACTTCGACGACCGTAGCGTCATTGAGGTCACTGGTTGGGTTCGAGCAGTCCTGCGAGAGAGGGGAAAGATAGTTCCCGGTTCTCGAAGAGAGGGAAAGAACATCTGGACCAACTACGGTAGAGAGCTCATCACCCAACTCATCGCCTACAAGGATACAGGTCTAGTCAAGCATCGAGACGACAGGTTGTTCTACATAGGAGTGGGGACGGGATCACAGGTAGAGGATGTAGGAGTCACCTCGTTGATAACGCCGGTAGACTACAATGCCTCCTCCGAGTTTCTGGCGCCGCTCGATCTCTCTCTTGGAGTTTCACCTTCGTTTCCTCTGACACCATCGAAGACAACTGTCAGGTTTCACAAGATCTTTGCGGAGAACGAGATTACTGTGTCGTCATCTCCAATCAACATTACGGAGATGGGGCTGTTCACGAACGGTGAGCAGACTGCTTTCACCGTCGGTGGAAGAGACATCACGACAGCCAACGGTGGTCTACAAACACCCTGTGCCTACAGAGCATTCGAGCCTATAGGGAAGAGTGACTCCCTCGAGCTGGAAGTAAGCTGGGACATTCGTCTCTAGGAGTCGGCAATGCCAAATATGAAGTACTACAGACGTCCTCAGCTTGTACAAGCCAACCGTCCGCTGCTGACCTACGCGACGGTTAGAGGCTCTGTCTTCCGGTCTGACCCTGATGGCTCTCACACAGAACCATGGTTCAACGTCTCTGCTTCACAGACGTTTATCGTTACAACTCAGGATGGTGCATCAACAACTACTCTGACTGGTGCCCCTGAGTTCAACACCATCATCACTGAGATCAACGCTCAGATGGCCACGGATGTTGTTAACGCCGTGGCCTTCAATGCAGATGGCTATCTCGCCATCAAGTCCACAGCAAAGGGTGCCAACGGATATATAACGATAGGTGCAGGCACTGCCAATACTGCCCTCGGTCTTACCAATGGAGACAAGTCATACGGGGCTGAAGTTCCTTACTCTCCTCCGGGAACAAACGCAGAGGATTGGGGAACCTTCTTCCCTGGACATGGAGAGAACCTAGACTCATCCGTGTTCAACAGAGGGATGTCGGCCATTGCAGGAAACGTAGACGTCCTGCATTCGGTCATCTCTCGTCAGGCCCCAACTTTAGAAACGGTTATGACTGGGGTAGATAGTGGTGACACTACTGCTATCGGTGGTGGAACTGGAGATTACGTTCGCTTGGCAGTTGCTCCGGCCGGCACCAGAGTATGGGTTGGTTTTGGAGATCTGACTGCAACTTCTGGGGAGGCCACGCTGGAGAAGTTCTTCCGGCTCATCGATCTAGATACCAACACGATGTCGCAGTACAGAGTCGTCGCTGTGGTCAGGAACCCAGCGACGACTCTGGGTGATCCTCCATCCGGTCACGGCGGGAACTACGCCGACGCAACGACCTGGGCCAACGATGGGAACGTTCTCGGTGTTCGTCTAACCAAGTCGTCTGCCGAAACGATCACTGGTATCTCTGGTGGTGACACCATCACCTGTTCTGGGGCCACATTCTCTACCAATGGAGTTGTTGCTGGCGATGTAGCAATAATTGCCAACGCAGACAATTTGGATGAAGGAGACAACAACGGCGAGCGCTGGATCATCACTAGCGTGGTTTCTGAAACAGTCATCAAGGTCCGCGCCATGTCAAAGGCGGAGTTGGACTACTTCTCCGTCACGAGCAACGAAGTACAGCCAGTTCTGGAGCTTACAGCGCAGAAGACGGGCGGGGAAGTTTACGGTGACGTTACTGTAAAGACCGGCGTCTTCATGGATGGGTTGGAGCTGATTGTCACTCCAGCTATTCCAGTGGGAACCAATCTTGGCCTCCAGATTCCAACTGATTCCCAGACGCTTGAGTCACTAGATCTAAACGCTCCACTGCTAGGCACCACGTCACTGACTGAAGCCTACGGTCCAAATGTTACCCCACTACCTGATGGGTTGATCAAGGCGCCAGAAGGGTCGTTGGCTGGAGACTTGACGTTCACTGCCGGAACCATGAGGTGGAGAGGGAAGGTAGTTACCATCCCGACTGCCACATTTGCACCCGCAGATCTAACAGCATCTCAGACCAACTATCTGTATGTGGACGGTGATGAGGGGATCATCAAATTCACTACCACAGTCTCTGATCTTTCAGCTTGGACTGACAACGACCCCAGTAGCTGGACCGCCGCTAGCAAACCGCTGCTCCTTGGTGTTGCAATCGTCGATGGAGCCCCGGCCATCACGTCATACACGAACGGACAGAGAGTCCTCGCGGAAGACTCGGTCAACGTCACTGTTGGTTACGGTGGACAGTTCGCAACTCTCGAGGATGCTGCTGTCTACATCAACGCCTTGTCCAGTGCTTCGTCTGAGACTTCACCGGCGGCAGATGGAAGCTATCCGCATTTCAACGTTGAGATCGTCAGTGACATCTCCATCGGCGCAGACATCACGTTCTCGGCACCTGGACTAAAGCTGTATGGAAGGAACCCAAATACTGTCGTCGAGTGGGGAAACGACTACGCCATTACCTATACTGGTGGTGGAACTCTGGTCATCGAAGATTTGAATCTGACGACTGCGTCCGGAGGAGCAGTCGTCGCTAAGATGTTCTACATCGACAGTAATGATTCTCGAGTTGTCGTTGACAATGTCATACAGACTCACGCTGGAACCAATTACGTCTCCAACTTCATCAACACTTCTGCAACCGACGGAATTTCAGAGTTCCGAGCGTTGAACAGTACGTTCAACGTTGTTGGTTCAGTGTGTCGTGGTGATGGAGCAGGTGGGGTTGGAACAGGTCCTGGTAAGGTCTTGTTCTACGGATGTAATGTTACAACCACAGATGCAGGGAACAACCAATTTCGACTCGTCTGGCCAACTGGTGGAACTTGGGGAACCGCGACGAGTACGTTTACCGTTCGAGATTGCGTGTTGGACATAAGTACGAATGACACTACCGGCTACATGATTGTCTCATTGGTTGCCGGTGGTGCAGTCGTAGTTGATGGTTGTGTAATTACTATAGCAGCGACTCTTCCAGAATCTGGAGCAGCCGCAAGAACTACACACCTCATCGACATGAACAACGTTGCAGGCGCATCTCTTGTCTTCACCAACACATCTGTTGGGACCATGCCAAAGGCCATTGAGGCTGGGGCCACAGATCTAGTAAAGGTTGATAATTGTATATTCTCAGTCAGGGCTCATGGAAACACAGCAGTTGCATTCCTTGAGGATGTAACCCAGGTCTCGAATTGCTTCTTTGAGATTGTAAACTCAGGAGACGTAGGCAGAGTTGCACCAACCACTGCAATCAAGCTGGATACAGGCGGCAACGCGAGCGGTAACTTCATCTCAGGCACAGGCAATGGGATAGAGATGGGTGCTCGCAGTTCTGCGGATTCCAACTTCATTGAAATCAGTGCTGGTGCCAACTCTCTTCCGACGTCTGCCATCTTGATGAACAGTTCGTCCATGGTGACTGGGAACTGGATTCAGAACACTCTTGGCAGCCCAAACAACGGGGTCATCGAGTGTTTGACTCAGACCGGTGGAACTATCGCGAACAACATCATCGATAACACTGGTGGCTCAGCTACGTCGTCTGCCATCTACTTGTCAGCTTCCAGCCGTATTAATGTGACTGGCAACTACATTGTATGTCCCGGAACTACATGGACTGGTATAGAGCTCATCAACGGAGATGAGATCACAATCACAGGTAACACGATCTACTCCACGAGTGAGTGTATCCTCGTAGATGTCTCGTCTGCCAATGTGACTATCTCTGATAATAGACTAGATTCATCGGTTCTTTACGGTGTCAACCTGGACCAGTGTACTAAGGTAGCCGTTTCCAACAATGTTGTCACCGCAGCTGGACATGGCCTCTATCTCAATGTTGCCCTTGATGTATCACTGACTGGAAACAATGTTGTTGTTGGCGCTGGTGACAGTGCTGTGTACCTCAATGGTGCCTGTATCGATGTTATCGTAAACGATAACTACCTAGAGGGAACTGACACCGCAGGTGTTGAAGTTAGTGCTACGTCTCAGAACATCATCGTCTCAAACAACAGGATAGACACAGCAGGTGGTGATGGCATCAACTGCGCTGGTGACGATTACGTTCTGAATGGAAATCGAATCGTTACGACTACTGGACACGGTGTTGATATCTCTGGTGATAGAGGTACCGTTGTTGGAAACAAAATCACAACGACGACAGGCACTGGGGTGCAGGTTGGCGGAACCAATGTAGGTGCAACCATCGGTAATAATCACATCGTCACGTCTTCTGGTCAGGCTATTCAGTACGATGGTGATGATGGTTCCATTGCGAACAACAACATCACCAACTCGTCAAACGTCACTGGCGGGGTGATTGAGCTTAGTGGTGCCAACCATGTAGCTATCACTGGTAACGTTCTAAGCTTGTCAACTAACAGCTACGGAATATTTCTGACGGGGACTACTTCCTATGTCAACATCTCTGGAAACAAAATTGAGAACGTGACGGTAGGAGGTGATGGAATCGTGCTTGGTACAGGAGCTGGATGCACTGACATTACTGTATCTAACAACACAGTAATTGTCGCAGAGGCAAAGGCTTTTATTCTGACATCGGCTCATAGAATAAACGTCTCAGGCAATTTCTTTGAGAACACTGGAGATGGTGGAACGAACAAGCACGTTGTTCATATTGAAGGTACTAGTGGAACCAAGCCGCAGGATTTCTTGTTTACAGGGAATACTGTAAAGCTTGGTGATTCAACTAATGATGATGACAATCTTCCGATGGAGATTCTCTACGCTTTGAATGCGATAGTTGCCAACAATATGCTCATTCGAGACTCTGGGAATGGGGCTGGACGTATATTTATCCGAGTTGGAGCCACCGGTGGTGATGCGGCGGACTCAGCGCATGGAGTTCTTGTTTCACACAATCTCTTCTCGGGTGGTACAGGTGGTGTGGTAGATAACGTTAACTCTGTTGGGACTGGTAGGACTAGAACACATCGTCCAGTCACTCCTGTTGAAGAAGGAGGGGCAGGGACCTTCAGTACCGGCCAAGCGTTCGAGTAGTATAGAACAGAGCTAAAAGAGAAAGGGCCCGGTGAAGTTCACCGGGCCCTTCTCCTATCCCAACAGCACCCCATCTGGGATGACGACTGCCGAAGCTATGATCTTCTGCAAGATCTTGGTTCGTTTCTCACCTGGAGGAAATCTCAGTCCAAGATGTTGATCTGCGAACCACCTGAGTTGTTCATCGCTCCACGAAACAAGATCTTCGCTGCTTACAGCTATAGTTTCACTCGGCAGCACAGTGTTTGGGCGACGAACCACAGCAGCTTCTTCGGCTCTCGCCCCTACGAAGGGTTGGGCGCAAACACCTTCAGGTAGCCCATGAACTCAGGCAGGGTGTTCTGCTTTCCAGCCTTGTTTAGGGACTCGACCATAGCCTGGCCAACTCCCGGCGCAGCGCCGTAGATGTGATGCATGGCGACGCAGAGGAGGAGTACATTCTGGCCGACCTCGTCGATGTTGTCCTTGACTTCGTCGACCTTCTTGTTCAGGTCCGAGTAGCCCTTCTTGAGGGCTGCAATCTGCTTCTTTAGATCTTCGAGCTCACCTCCAGACTGAGCAGGGGCTGGCTGTACCTGCTGTGGGGCAGGAGGGCTGAACTGAGGCGCTGGAGGGAAACCAGGAGCTGTGGGCGGTGGCTGGAAGCCTGGGGCGACCGGTGGCCCACCATTGGGTGGAGGAGGAGCATACTGCTGTGGCGCAGGAGGCGGCGGTGGAGCGGATGCAGTACCACTGGCAGCTCCCTTTGATCCTTTCGATCCCTTCCTCGGCCCACGCTTCGTTGGGGTTGTCTGGGGCGGTGCCTGCGGAGGCGGTGCATACCCACCTGTGGGAGGACCTGGAGGTGGCGCGAACCCGGGAGGGGGAGCGAATCCAGGAGGCCCAGGAGGCGGCGGTGGAGGCTGAAATGCCTGTGCCTGCTGTGGTGGCGCTGGTGGAGTCGGGTAGGCTCCAGGAGGCGGAGGAGGTGCGGGAGGATGTGCCATTGACTGCGCTCCTTGCGGTGTTGGAATCACCTGTGAAATGCTGCCTGAAAACTGTGGTATTTCTGGATTGTTAGGGTCATCTGGTGCCAACTGATTGCCTTCTACATCTTGACCCACTTTGATTTCATGGTTCAGCACCATTTGTCGTATCTGGTGCTTGGGGGTTTCAAACCCCTTCTGAAAATCGACCAGCTCATACACGAGCTGGGCCAGATTCCTGACACGCAAAAACGTGTCGGCCTGTAGCTCGTTGAATCTTTGGCTCCAGAGTTTTACTGGGGCCGCCGGTCCTGCCGTCATTCCTTGCTTTCTCCTTTCTTACCACTATCCAGGATGGCTTGGACTCCCATGCTTCCAATGAGATCGATGACTGCCATCCTGGCTATAAAAGACGACTCCGTGGTGGGGCTAAATAGGGGACAAGTTCCTCCCTCGTTTACCATCTCGATGGTGACGTGTGTGCAAGTTTCTAGTCTGTCACACGAGATACAGTCCCCTGCCCTCAAAGTTCCATCATGTTCGGTGCGAAACATGACCCGTGCTTCCCTTCGGTGCAGTCGAAGGTTGTGCACTTACCGTTGCATCCCGGAAGTTGTGGTCGGATGCGCTGGATGTGTACGTCGATAAACCCTTCTAGTCTAGTTCGCGTGAACGTAGTTCCAGAGAGCTCAACTGGGTGGGGTTCCCTTTCTCCCATCACCAAAGACACCAAGACTCCCTTTGGCAAGTGTCTCTTCAACCTACAGCCGTTCTGTAAGAAGGCGAGTCTAAGTAGCTCTGTTGGATTGCATCGTTCCAGAACTTCTCTCATCTCTACTTCTGAGCTTGGCTCCATCTCCTGAACCACCCATCCTTTGCCTTGTCGATTCCTAGTTCTAGCAGGTCCTCCTGTTTCGGGCAGGATGGACAGAAATCATACGGTTTCTCTTCACAGATCTCGAGAGTAACCTCAGTGTAGTGCTCCGGCTGTTTTTCGTTGATCCTGTCTGCTAATCCAGTCCATACCGGACACATGACCTTCTGTAGTCTACGGGTAGGGTCGGACACCAAGATCAGGGTGAAGACCCGGTGCGGGCAGTATGTACATGCTTCGTAAGGTCTGACGGCACATACTGCCCTGTCCTGATGCTGAATGACTTCCGGGTCTTCAACTACTGGTCGGCAGATTACTGTCCTGCCGTTGCCCAATACTCCTGTTTCATTCTCTCTTAGTCTCCTATCCTCATCCCTCTCCGGTGTTAGAGTCTCCGGGTTGAGGTGCATCCTCACCTCCGAGGTAACGTTCAGGATCTATTGCCTCAAGGAATACCTCTACCCTTTGGTTGCTAGGATCCTCGAACTTGTCCTGCCCGGCCGCGAAGATCTGACTATCATCTATGCCGATGGCGGTCTTGATGCTGTCGACGATGATCTTGACGCGGTTGTCCAGGTCGATCTTCTTATACCGGGATTTGGGACGTTTTCGTGGATCTGGATGGTTCCAGTTCTTGTTCTGTAGCGCTTTGAAGTAGAACCTGAGGTAAACCCAGTAAGCACTGTTTGGGTCTAGCTTGTTGATCTCAGGTCCATGTTCTCGAATGACCGTTGAGACAAACTGGTTCAGATATATTCTTGCAGCCTGAGTCTTGATGGTTCCGCGAATGTACAGCTTGTTTGAGGTGGGTGGGATCTCGGGGTATACGATGTGTATCAAACCTTCACCTTTCGTCCTCCTCCTGCATTCTGTCTACCATCTTTCTTAGGTCGTCAGCGGATGGCTGCCCGTTGTGCAACGCCTGGTGTGGAGTCTTGGAGTGCTTCCCTGCTTTGTGTACCAGCACGAAAGCAAGCTCTCCACCCTTGGCAAGCCTGACCACAGCTTTGGTCTTTCCCTCACGCACTACCTGTGGGCTGAACTCCTCGAACTTGCTTCCGTAGTACCGCTCCAGCCATCCCATGACTCCATCCTTTTCTTAGGACACCCCTCGAGAGTCCATCATCTGGAGGTTGGTGCCCACCTCTGACCGGGGAACGACGGTGCTCTAGCAGACCCTGTCCTTTTCTGCCTGTCCACGTCCTGCCCTCTCTGCGTGATTCTACGAGAAACCGTTTCCCAGTTTCTCTTGGCGCGGTTCCTGGCGGCAGCAACGTAGTTGTGGATGCCCTTTTTGACTAGGACATCTTGCTGAGCAGCCAATAGCCTTACATCCGTTACCACGTAATCTTGCGCAGCAGGGATGGTCAACTTTTTCTTGGCTGTAGCTGCGGAGTTTCGAAGAGACACTCTAAGTCTGGCCTGGACGAACTCGTAGTTTGCTTCTGCGGTTCGCAGGTTATTTTCGGCGATGACCAACTCATACTCGAGCCACCCAAGCCAACGGTTGATGCATTCAAGCAGGTCCCCAAGCTGGTCGTCGGTGAGGAGGTTGGTGTCTCTTGGGTCTTCACCACTGTAATCAGTTGGTCTTGTTGCCGATGGAAGACCTCGCTCAGTGATGAGCTGGAATACGTTGTCGTGGACGCCTTGGAAAGCAGAAGTTCCGGACGCCAAGTCGTTGACATGCTCATCTAGATCTTTCGTCAGATCGAACTTGTTCACTTCTACCTCCGCGCTTTCTGCTTACGCGAGATATAGTCGTTGTAGCCGTGGCAGTTGAAGCTGTATCCGCAGCTCTGGCAGTTGAAGCCTGGAGTAGGTGGTGGTGGGTCATCATTGTCGTATCTCCTGACCAGGTCTTGAAGCTTTATTTTCACAGCCTCCCAGAGAGGTAGCTCGAATGGGATTGTGAAATCCTTCAGCATCGACGTGTCTTTGTTCATGTATAGGAACCAAGTTATAGGTCTCTGCGTCACGGCTCCATAGACACATGCTTGCTGTTTGTGCTCCGGCTTCGGCTTGTTTAGCTGCCCAAACCCGTGGGAGTTGATCGTCTTGTACTCATGCACGACGCCAACCTCAAAGATTGGCGAGTTCGGTATGTTCTCTACCACGGCGATGTTGTCTGCATCTGCATGACCTTCGATGTAGAAATCACTGGCAAGGTCATGTGTGTCGCCGTTAATCGAGATTTCTGGAACGTAGTAGTCTCCCCATGCACCCATCATTCCGTATGTCTGAAACAGCCCATGTAGCTCGTGGCCAAGATCGAAGATGAGCCTCAACCTGTAGTCTATACTCTCGTGGGCATCCGCTCCAATCATGGTCCAGTAGATCTTGAGCATGCATGGGTCTGCGATTCCGGATGGGTGAATCCCCGGATAGCGAGGCTCGTGTAGTACCCAGCCTCGCTTGTCACAGCTATGACATGGAACCCATTCAGGCTCTTCCTTGGCCTGCTTCTTTCGTTTCGTTAGATCAGTTAGGAATGTCTCAAGCTTCTCCTTCAAGCCGAGATTCTTTGCGATGATGAACCTTGCGTTCTGATTCATCTCCTCCCACTGCTCTATGGTGTGCAGTTTTATGATCTCCCGTTTCGGGACGATGATGTTCATCCCGTGTACTCCTTGAGAGCTACATCGAAAACCCACCACGGAACTACCACTAGATTGAAGTCCTCCCATTTCAGGAAGTGGCTCCCTCCATGAATCTTGAACGACTTGGACGTGATGATTTCTGGAGTCATCTCTAATAGATTTGCGTAATCTTTCAGCCAGTTGTAGTCGCAAACCACCAACCGATCATCTCCATCCAACAGGTCTATCTGGAAGAACCAAACATCGACTCCACTCTCCATGGCCTCCTTCCTGATCTTGCGTATGTCGGCCAGCTTGAGAGAGTAGAAGTTCTTGGACGTGGTCTTTGCTTCGCCTTTGACGACTCCACGAACCTGCACATCACTCTTGGCGCTGAACTTGGAGCCAGAGCCGGGCATGACCCGGCCCCCAATACTCCTAGCCAACCTTCGCTCCTGTTCTTGGCTCTTCTTGTGGACCCTACTCATCGACCCACCGAGATAGGTCTATGTCGATGCTCTTCTTTGCTAGAGCTCTAGCTCTGATCTCGTTCATCAATGTGTCACTCCTGCCTTCATTCGAGGCTTGTACTGCATCCTGCACCAAGCCATCGACGAATTTGTCTCTGCCCTGAGCCTTCAACAGGATGTTCCCATCCTCGTCGGCCAGTGTGTACCAGGCTCCGGCTACCTCTATGATTCCGTAGTTCACACCAGCCACTAGGGCATCGGTGTAGAAGTCAGCGTGGCCATTCTCGAATGAGAAGATGAACGAGCCATTACTCCCTTCGTGGATTCCGGCTTTGCCCTTGTCGATGTTCCAGTAGACCAGCTTCCGGTCGAAGATTCTTCTGTCTTCCATTCCGGTTGGGGTCATCTGAGATCTTCTGAAGTCCTTGTCGGGGGAGGCCCCACCTTGTAGTTCAACGCTCGTGAACTTCGTGTGCTCCAGAGCTTTCCCGCCGACGCTTCTGAATAGCCCGGGATTGTTCATCTGTTCCCGGATCTGATTGATGGCGATGATGCAGGACGTTCTGGACTGACCGTAGGCATCCTTCTCGATGAAGAGTGACGACAGGTGCTGGCAGAACTTCGTCATAGCAACCGACACTCCACCGTACTTCTTCTCACCAATAGAATCCACTTGGGACTCTGAATCTGATAGCAGTGAGCCAATGGAGTCTATGATTATAAGGTGATAGACATTGGCTTCCACTGCTTCCAGTACCCCATCGAGTAGATACTCTGCGCTGCGTCCGTACATCTCGTCTATTTGACCAACAGTAGTCGTTAGGTCTGCCCACTGCTCCTTGGTGAAGGACTCCCCACCTCTGGCTACCTCAGCTCGTTCCATGGCGGCAACGTCTTCGCTGCTGTAGCCAACCACTACTCCGGCTTTTCGGCCTTGTGTGATGTCTAGACGCATCTCCGAGATGGCGAACAAGACCTTCATCTTCTCCCGTAGCAAGTACTGAAGTTGGCGAACCACCTGCCACGTTAGATAGGATTTGCCAACGCTGAATCTTCCTTTGATCTCAGAGATGCCAGCACAGGGGAAACCTCCCATCATCTCGGTGTCGAATGAAATGAGCCCTGTCTGTAATCTCATGTGTCTCCAGACCAGTTCTACATCGGAAGAAGACATGAGCTGGATGCCTTTGTTCTTCGCAACCTTGGCGAAGACAGCATCTCTCCGCTCATTGCGTGAAGGCATCTTGGCTTCCTGGGTTTTTGCAGCTCCAGGAGTTCTCTTTGCTGAAGCTTTTTTGACCGCTGCCTTCTTTCTAGCTGCCATCACTCTCCCTTACTTCTGGTCTCTTCTCAAAGGGTTCGGTTCCACAGTTGGGGCAGTATGTTGGAGGCTGTGAGTTGCCAAGCTTGACCCCACACTTTGGGCACCTGTACTCGCCAAGCTTTTCAGCCTGCTTTACCAGTTCGTCATCAAACTCCACTCCGTACTTTTCCATCATGTCTTCTAAACTCCCTGAACCGTATGACGTTCGTCTTTTTCGATTCCACTTTCAACCCAAACAGCATCTTAGGGGCTATGACAACAGAGTAAAAGCATCCAAACCCTGTCAGCCTAACGTTCCTGTCTCCGTTGTTTAGTGCGGCTCTCACTGTCTTGATGGTAGACAGGAGAACCTTTTTCACATCAGCCCTGGTCAGATTGGAATCCCTAGCTACCTCTGCAATCAGATCGGAGAAAGTCATCAGTGACACTCCGCCCAATTGTATCCACTGACTGGGCTTACCGGCAGTGGAACTAGAAGTGGTTGATCAAACGGGTTCTCCATGTGTAGCTTGATTCTTTCACTTGCAGTCTCACAGACCGAGTCATCGTCTGGGATTTCAAAGATCAGTTCATCGTGGATCTGCAATAGCAGCCTGCAACCAACCTCGTTCAAGGTTGAATCCCAGAAGCACTTGAGCATGGCCATCATCGCTATGTCGGCAGCAGACCCCTGGATTCGTGCGTTTACTCCTTGTCGTTCTGCGAGAGCACGTTCCCTCTTTCTCATGGTTCGTACATCACCGAATCTTCGGAACCTACCCATTACAGTCTGAACGTACCCGACCTTGTTGATCATCTTCTTGTCGTACTCAATGAACTCAAACACTCCTGGGAAGACGTTGAACCACTGGTCGATTAGATCGAACCCGTCTCTCTCCGAGTAGACCACTGCACCCTTGCTTTCCTTCGTGAGGTTTGCTGCCAGCAGCCTGCCACCGATGCCGTAGATGATGCCAAAGCCAACAGCCTTCGCACCTTGTCGTCTCTGAAGTAGGTCACGTTCAGTGCTTGTCAGTTCTCTATTCAGTTTGCCAGACTTGATAGCATCGTCTGCTGTCTTGGCTGCAACCACCTCTTCATAGCTGACTCTCCCGTTGCTCATCTCAGCGACGGTCAGACAGTGGATATCAACTCCATCGATGATCGCTTGAATCATCTTTCGGTCTTTGGAGAAGTGCGCCATCAGCCGCATCTCGAGCTGCGCGTAGTCAGCCACCAGCAATCTCATAGCTATACTGGCTATGAACGCTTTCCTGATCTTGAACTCGTCTCCACCTGGACGAGGGATGTTCTGAAGGTTTGGTTTCGAGCTGGACAATCGACCCGTGACAGTGCCGTGCTGATTTAGGGTGGTGTGCATCCTCCCATCGTCGGCTACGATATCTCTCATCCCCTTTACATAGGTGCTGTGGATCTTGCTCAACTTCCTATGACGCATGAGGATGTTGGACAGCGGGTCTCCCATGCCTGCCCACGTCTCCAACGTGTCCTTGTCCAGAGATGGCTTCTTGATGCCAGAAGCCCCTCCGCTCGTGTACTCGATTGGTGTGTACCCGAGCTTGTCGAAGAACAGAGTTCGTAGCTGGTCTGTGGAGTTCAGATTTATGATTTGACCGGCAGCCTTGCCAAACTCCTTCTCTATCGACTCAATCTCTTTGAGCATTCCTGGAGCGATGGCATCCAGGTGTGCAAGATCGATATTGAATCCAGTCCGCTCCATACTGAATAGGACCTTAGTGAATGGAACGCATACGGTGTAGAAGAACCGTTTGGCAGTCATGCCAGAGTACAGCTCTATCTCTTCCAGTACTTCGTCGTACTTAATGCGAAGGGTGGTGTGGTTGTACGCATCTATAGATGCGTAGTCTGTTGCGGGAACTACCTTCTCCGGGTCTGCCAGTGCCGTGTAGATGAGCTCCCCTTCTGTCTTTTTCTCCTCACCCTTCTTCTTGATGTTCTTCCCAAAGATCTCGGCAAAGGTAGGTGGCATCCACCCGAACCACGCGAAGATGTTCTCCTTCAACCCGTGTCTGCCCTGCTTGTTCTCGTCGTGTAACCACGACATGACACTGGTGTCTCGCAACTCTCCTGCCTTGGTTATATCGATTCCACGATTGGCGAGCATGTGGGCGTCGAACTTGGCATTGGATATATCGAAGTTGGTTTGTGGGCTTTCGAGAAGAGGCCGAAAGATTGGTAGGAGCTCTGCTGTTAGACAGATCCTGGTGTTCACATCCGATAGCGACCAGATGATTGGATAGGACCTCATATTGTTTATGCCGGTCGTTTCCGTGTCTAGTCCCAGCCCGTTGTTAACGAACCTCGATTGCATGTAGTAGTCGAGCCACTGCTCTGCGTCCTGTTGGAGGCAGACGAAATGGGATGGCGGAAGCTGAATATTGAATGCTTGCATGGGGTAGAAAGGTGGTCCCCGCTTTTGGCGGGGACCACCTCTCATTACCTCCTAGTATGGAACGTCCTCTTCTTCTCCCTCATCGTTGTTACTGAACTGAGGAGGGGGAGAGAACTGAGGGGGAGAGGGGAAGGGAGCCGGCTGTGGTGCGTACCCATTGGTAGGGGATGGTCTCTGTGGCTGCTGCGCGTACATCTGCTGCGGAGCCATCTGCTGCCCTTGTGGGAATCCCATAGGCGGTTGACCATAGCCTGGAACCGGGGCTCCATACTGTGGTGCCATGTGGGAGAGATTGAGTTCCATCCGATCTGCGTGTGCCTTTGGGTCTAGCGGCTTGTGGATTTCGCGGAAGTCGAACGGCTCTGCCGTCAACTCCTCCAATCTCTGCTGAAGAGTCTGTTCGTGTAGCAGGGCCGGGTTGACCCTCTTCGAGAACTCCTCTACGGACTCGAACTTGCTGAGGACCATGTGACTGTTGGTTCCCTCACCCTGACGCAGACCGTGCAGGACTACGTCAAACATCGACTGAGAGGTTCCGGTCTGATTGCAGGATGAACAGACCGAGTACTCCTTCAGTGCAACCATTGTCCGACAGGTTGGGCATGGATGCCTCTGAACGACGATCTTTGCCAGTTCATCATCCGATCCCGGATACGTCGCTGCATCGATGATCGCGGTGTTGCAGGTGGGGCAATAGAAGCAGACTGCCTTAACTTCACCACCACACTGACAACGAGTTGATACGAGCTGGTCCCACGCTTCTAGGTCTGCAAGGTGACCACTCCCGATCTCGAAGTAGCGCTTCTTCCCCAGCACGTCCACCACGCTGTCTCCGTAGTTCGGCCAGTATTCTCCCTGCTGTAGGTTGGCCGGTGGGTGACCAGCCCTGACTCGGCAGAAGTTGCAGGCTCTGCCAACACACTCGTCATCCACCATGACGAATTCATTGGTCTCCTTCTTCTGCACCCACTGATTGTCCTTGGTTCCCCACAGAGGGTGCCGGTGATAGATCCCGAGGTGAGCCACAGTGAAGTAGAACTTGTCCTTCAGGTTGATGGTCTTGTCACCCTGGTCCATGTGCATGCAGGACAGGCAGGGCTGTGGATTGTATGGGTCGGTTCCTGCGGAGCACGGAACATCTCTGAACTTGACCTGACTGATCTTGCGAGTGTGGGTCGGTATCCGACAGAACGGTAGCCTCACGTCCTTTGGCTGCCCGGTGGCTGGGTCTAGCTCCACCAGGTCCGGAGACGGGTTCGTCTCCACGTAATCACCATTCACGATGATGATCGGAGTAGGGCTCGAGGGTAGACGCAGGCGGTCCCTCCAACTCCCATACTTCTTCTTCCTGCCACCAGCGGCATTGATGGCACGAGCGCCTCTCCGGAAGTTACTTGTTAGGGACATACAGTTTTCCTCTCTTCCTCATTACTGCGTTCAAGTGCTCTATGTACAACATGGAACTTATAACGAACTCGCGAATGCCTTCTGGCTCGTAGTCGTCTGGTTGAGTGTTGGAGTCATCCTCAGGATACTGCATGACCATGACCTTGCCTCTCGACACCTCCCATAGTTGATCTCCTATGGTGAGTGCAGCCTCTATTCCGGCGCTGTCGTTGTCTAGACAGAGGACGAAGGTAACTCCCAATCTCTCCAGTATTCGTTTCTGGTAGCGCGTCAAGGAGCTCCCCATGAGTGCCACAGTGTTTGAGAACCCAGACTGAATCATCCACAGGCATGCCTTGAACCCTTCGGTGATGAAGAGCGTACCCTGCCCGTCGGACATCCCAACTAGGCTTGGATAGATGCGGTTCAAGTTCCAGATATACTTACGGTTTTCCAGGTGGTAGGTCGGGAACATCTCATCGAACCAGCTCCCATAGTCACTTGGGATGACAGTTCCATCTCGTCGTTTTCTGCACCCTTCGTAGACGTGGTACTTGGGTTGCTGGCTGCTGATGGTTGCGCCACCTGAATATCCGACCAAGCCGCCGTACACATCCCTGATTGGATACATGATTCTTTGGCGTTTCTTGTCGTACCCAATCTCCATGTCGGCCAAGAGTTGAGTATCAAACCCTTTCTCTGTCAGGGCGGTGGGTGTGTGGTCGTATACACCCACCAGTGCTTCCGGTAGAACTACGTCCGCCTTGTAGGGATCTTTGTCAGAGAAGAAATGCTTTTCTGTGAAGTCGTGTATCTGACGATTGCGATCCAGTACAGGCTGGATGGTGCTCGTCTCTGCATCAATGATGTGCCTAGCAACTCCAAGGAGCCGCAGCAGTCGTTTGATGTCTCCGCCCTTGGAGGCTGGACATCCTTCCGTGAAGCAGTGGAATAGTCCCTTCTCGAGGTTGACTGAGAATGACGGTCTATTCTCGGACCCACCCTTGTGAAACGGGCACTTCGTCAGGACGTTCCCCATCATCCCGCCACGGAAGTGCGACGTAGGCATGTACTTCTGAATGAGTGACAGAACCTCCTGCTGCATTAGTCTTCCTCATGGATGACTACCTTCGACCAAACTGTGGTGGTGGAATATGTGCTGGCAGGTTGTTGGACCCGCCGGGCAAGTTTCCACTGGTCTTCTGTTGCTTCTTCTTCTCACCATACTCACGCATCTCTTCAACGCTGGAGTAGGACTTGATGAAGCTGAAGTCAGTCGATGGAATTGCGTTTATGATGAACCCGTCTATGTCGGTCTCACGAGTTCCAGGCATACCAACGATGATCTCATTGGCATGAGTTTCAGGATTCTTGACCTTGTTGATTTTGTAGACAACGTCTGCATCTTGGCCAAGAGCATCTGCATATCCAATCTCGGTCAGGTCTTCACCACGAGATCCTTGACTACCTCTGTTCGCCTGAGTGATCCCAACCACTGGGATGCTGAAGTCTCTGGCTAGACCTTTCGCATCCTGTGAGATGTTGGTGATGTTCTTCCAATCCACGGACTTGGTCTTAGATCTGTCGTCCTTCATCAGGTAGAGGCCATCGATGAACACGATGTCTGGGTCCAGCTCTTCTATCTTTGATCGAATCCACGACATCCCACCACCATCTGCTACTCCCCTATCCGACAACAGAATGAGGAATGGGCGTTTGATCCCATAATAGGATGCTGCTTCCTCGTCCTCTTTCAAACTGGAAGCCATTGTCCACACATAGTTGAGGATGTGCGGTTGCAGTTGACCCTTCTTGAACGCCGAGTAATCAACACGAGCGAGAAGAGTGATGATCCTGCGTCTGAGTGCAGCAACACTCATCTCTCTGGAGAAGAAGATCACTCTCTTCCTGGCCATCGTGTAACAGAAGGTCGCCATCATAAGGGCAACCCAAGTCTTCATGCTCTTAGGTCGTCCGAAGATGACGATGAACTCTTCCGGGTTCATCCCTAGTAGTTCCTGGTTCAACACGTCCCACGGATAAGGGATGCCGGTTATTCCACCACCAACTACTATATCTTCATACTCTTCGCGGATGCTTTGGTATGCATCAGCCATGGACAGGTCTTCACCGCTTGTGTAGGACCTGTTGATAGAGAGGACTCTCTCCCTCGCTATCTCAAGAAGTTCTTGTGGATCTCCACTAGCCCCGGTTATCAACTCCTGTCCGAGGTTGTACAGATCAATCTTCTGTTTTTCTCTGCGAATGTGGTCACAGAGAACCGGAACCGAGTCTGGTGCGTACATCAACTGGAAGGATGGAAACGTTTGTCTCAGCATGTCGATGCTGGGAACTTGTCCAGATGTTGCTGGAGATCTATAAATCCTTCTCAGGTGCCTGTAGATCTCTTTGGCTTCCGCTGATGAGAAGAAGTCCTCGTCGATCTTCGCCCTGTCCAGTGACCGGAAATCCGAATCTTGTATAACCCTCGAGATGAGGGCGAATTCGATATTGCTCACATTCCTCCCGTCTCAGGGTGTGTTGAGCATCTCATAACACTCTGGGTCGTACCTTGTCTCAGATTTTGGTTGGTTCTTGAAGGTCAAAGACTGGGGATACCATCACTAGAGCCGTCGTTCAGTTCGGACTCTAGTCCTTGTGGTCTAACAACCAGCTCACCAACGGACACGAACAGGTCAGCAGCTATGTCCAATTCCATAGATCTGACTAGCTCGCTCATGATCTCCAGAGTTCTATCACTCCACCCGACCAGCCTTGTGTTTGGGCCAACTCGGATGTGTGATTCCTCGTTCTGATCTGATGCTAGATAGTAGGTAGACCCGAGGCTGAACGCCTCGCTGTTGAGTTGTGAAAACGTGATGTTGGCTATCGACACGTTCGTGAGCTTGCATCCAGAGCCTGGAGTCATGTTCTCTCCTAGAACTTGTAGGCGTCGGGACGACCGCGCTGAGCCAGCATCTGTCTCAGCTGACTCTCTGCTTCTTCAAATGCCTGCTGCGCTAAGGCCCCAGCATAGTACTTGACCAGGGTCGCAGCCTGCTGGAATGAGGAATCGTCTTCGTCTCCTTCGTTGCATGCAGCAGACACAGTGAAGGAACCAGATACTCCTGTACCAAAGTCCTTCATGCTGAAGTCCTTTGTAGAAGAAACTCGTAGCTGTGCGTTTCCGATCAACGGCTGAAATCGTGACATCATTTCCTCGTCAGGTTGCTGGTCGATAGCAAATGGATACATCTCATCACCGAGGATGATCTGCACCCTGCCAGAAATTCTTGGCTCAACCAGGATAGCGTCCACTACTTGATCTCACCAAGAAATAGAACTGGCCTAGCTCCAGATACGACAGCCGTGGATTCCATCTCGTCGTAGGCTTCATCAATCACTTTCTCGAGGTTGTGCTCCTCCAGCCAGACCAGAACGTTCGGGAAGTCGATGTTCCACTCGTATGAAACCAGGGACTTTTCATTCCCGCTCTTGTCATAGGTCTTCAGTGCCATGAGCTCATCGAGCTTGCCCAATTTGCGCAGCTCATCGAACAACTCGTCTGAAGAGAACCGCCTCTTGGTTCTTGACTCCACTTTCAGAGTTCCTACCGTGAGCCTGGTAGCGTTTCCTCTAGGTCCCCGAAGGTTATCCGGGTCCAGCTTGATGGCATCTCTCAGCTTGATTTTAGCTTTAGCCAACTCACCGTTTCGCCGCTCTACCAATCTGGCAATGTGGTCAAGCGCAAGGACGTGCTGAGACATCAAGTGATTGATGTCTGGCATGGTGTTCCAAGCAGGTATCAAGTATCTACCGGTCTTGAACTCTTCGATGAAATCCTTCATCTCCTGGTCTGCATCCTCGAATGCAGCAACAGCTATTTCATGTTCCTTCTGTTCAATTATAGGCTGTTCCATCTACCATCCTGATTGGCATTGGGGTGCCAAAGTGTTGGTAACGAATTACATCTACTATAGTCATTGCACTCCTCCACTCGTCTATGGTGGAGGTCCAAGCACCTTCTTTCCTGTTCCAGTCTGCAACTCTGAGCAGGTAGGCTGGGTGGAATGTGGCCATCACTGGGTATATGATGGGTGCAATGTTTCCACGAATCTCGACCTCGAAGATCTGACCGTGCTTCTTGGTGATCTCCATCTTCTTTCCCGTCAGCGTTTCCAATGCGACCTTGCCTGACGAGATGATCAGTATCGGATCAACGATGTAGATCAAATTCCTGACCCGCTCCCAACAAGCCTTGGCCCAGGCAGCTACCGGTGTGACGTTGTCTTCTGGACGACATGCCACGATGTTGGTCACGAAGAATTGTTCTCTTCGATACTCGAACATCTTCTCGTGGAAATGAGTCTCGGCTTGACGAGACGCTCGCTTCATTGGCTTGAACCACTTCCACAACTCCTGGATGCCAGAGTCGTCTGAGGTCATGGCTATGAGCTTGTTCATCAGCCGACCAGAATCTCCAACGAAAGGGATTCCCGTCTGGTCTTCCACTTCTCCAGGAGCTTCACCGATGATCATTACGTCGGCGTCTGGGTTACCGTCAGCAAACACAATTCCGTGTTCGCGCTGCTGGTGCAGTGGACATGCCATGCAGTTTTCCCACTGCGAGTACAACTCCTGTAGCTGTTGTGCCTTGTCACCGCTGAAGATTCCCAATGGGAGTCCGTCGTACTTCTTCGCCTTCAGCTTTCTTGGGCTTCTGGTTTTAGCTGTTGTCATTCAACCTCTCGTTCCCACCCTCGGTGGTAGGGTGAGACCAGCGTTAACCGCAGATCTCATCTTCTTATCCTCGAAATACTGGATGAGATTGACGGCCAACTTCATCTGGTTCTCAGAGCTGAGACTAGTCGCCCACTGCGCAGCGACCGGAGCTATCTGTACAACCTCGTCATCTATGAATGCCAGGCTCATAGTGACAGCAGTCTCTATCATGCCCTCCGGACGCATCTGCCTAAGTATTGAGAACCTGATGGGGTTCTTCAGATCGATGGCCTGACCAGCGAGTGAAGCCGAACGCTCCACTTGCATAACCTCTCCTATCAAGAAATCACTCCCATTGAAGTACGCGATTATAACTCGGCTGAAGTTGCAACCGTAGTCGCAGCTGAGAGTTTCAATTAGCTCTTTAACCCTCCTCATCTCTGAGATCTTGTTCTGATAGTCTTCTGAGCTCATCGTCATACAATCCTTGTAGTTCTGGGGGTAGTGTTTGAGGTTGTATAGAAGGATTCACTTGGTTGAATGTGTACCCCCAATGCTTCAGATCTCTTCTGACTGACTGACACATACGTTTCAAGGTAGGCATGGTCCAGTCTTCGAAGATTACGAAGATGGGGTTGGGTTTGCCAGGCAGGAATCTCTGTATCCTGCCCATTGACTGCTGAAGAGACGTCTTGGCTTTGAATGGTGTCAACCAGAACAACAGATCTAGCTCGTCATCATCTACGCCTTGAGATCCTAGTCTCGAGATGGCAAAGCACACTCGACTGTTCCGAAGCACGTCTGTTCTCTCATGCTTCGGAGTTTCCTGAATGATGATCCCAGACTCCGGGAATATGGCGTGCATCAATTTCAACTGCGCTTTGGAGTGAGATAGGCAGAGAACCTTCCTGCCCTGATCCAACGCTGTCTTGATGTGCCAATAGCGGTAGATGTTGCTGGTTAAGTCCACCCCTAGTGCGCTTCGGACGAGTGAGATGTTTCTCGTTGCTCCGATCAGACCGACGTTCGGATCCAACATGACTGGGGTGCGCTGGAAGAAGATGTCTGGAATTAGATCTTGAGTCAGGTCCGTGTAGAACGGGAGACCGATGTTGCTGGTATAGATTGGATCTAGTCCATCTTCTCTCTTGACTGTTGCTGTTAGCCCAATTCGGTTTCCAAAGAACGGTGGTGCGGTCAGGCTGAACTTCGGAGCACCAATCTGGTGAACTTCATCGTAGACGATCAGTCCGTAGTAGCGGAACATCTCTTCTGGAACTTCCCCCTTTTCTATCTTCTGCCAGAGCGTGGTGACCAAAGCTATGACTAAGGGTTTTTGCCACTCGAACTTCTTCCCACTGATGATCCCGACACGACCCTTGAAGTTCAACCCTGGATCTTGCTCTCTCCCCTCGGTGTCGTCACCATAGATCGCACGCTCCCATTGGTCCATGATCCCCCCATCAGGAACAACGACTAGGGTTGGGGCTCCAACCTGTGCTATTTTCTTCAGTGCTAACTTAGTTTTGCCTTTCCCACAAGCCAGATTGAAGATGCCGTTGTCGTGAGTAGCTAGTGCCTGCCACGCCTTCTCCTGATCTTCGTTTCGAGGGATAACAAGATCTTGGAACTCGACTTTTTGGAATGTAGGACGTAGATCTACAAACTCGAAATCGTATTTGGGGTAGTCAGCAACTGATACGAATTCTCTAGGAGTGATAATGTGGTGCTCGGATTCCTCCCAGAGATGTATTACTATCTGTCCATCAGGAGTTGGGACCGAGAACTCGAGCGCAGACTTCACCCAGTGAGGTCTGATGTGCCTCTTTGGTAGCCACAATCTATTGGAGATGTAGGCTTTATCAGGGTCCTTGCGGTAGAACTCCAGATTCATTGAACCTCCAACACTCCCCCCCGGAGTGTCGGACTCTACTTCTTGGGGATGACAACTGCTGGAAACAGGGTCGCCTGCCTGAATGCTAGCAGGGCTTGTTCACAGATGGCTTCTCCAACTCTCAGGGCGATGTTCTTAGAAACCCTAGCCATGAACGTCTCACCCTGAAACTGCGGCCGGAAGGGTGGAGGAACAGAATAGATGGCATGAAACATCGGATCTTGTACCGACCCGTAAATCCCGATGCCTCCACCGTATGGAGGCTGGACTCCGGGCATCGCACCGAAGTTCTGAGTTGGAACCGGCTGTAGGCGGTTCGGAATCTGGACCGGGACCATCTGGCCATACTGCTGCTGTGGCGCTACAGGAGGCGCTCTGTATGGTGCAGGTGGAGCGTACAGAGGTAGCCTCCGTTGCTGAGGAGGCTGTGGAGCTATGGGAGATGGTGCGGGTCGAAATGCCTGTGATTGGTACATGGATTCCTGTACCTTCGCGCGGCATTCCGAGTTTACGTCACAACTCTCACACACTCGGGAATCATTCTCGTATGATCCCCAACACTGTGGTCTTTCAGCGGTTTGGTACTTCCAGTTCGGCATGACTCTCCTTTCGGTTGCTAATCTGCCCACTCCTTATACCCTCGAACTGAGCAGTCTTGTTCGTCGGTTTTCCCATGTAGCGTCGTTGACTGTAGACTATCCAGCTGCCTACACTCGGACCTGATGGATGGCTCATGTCCTGGAGATCAAGATGAAAACTGCCGGTGTTGTGTTCGACTTCTACGATGACCCTTCCGGAGAGATTCTGAAGACGGCTTTCCCTACTCAGGAAGCACTACCAGGTTTGATCAAGACGGCGCATATCCTCAACGATATGGAGAGGAAGGTTCTTAGAGACGAAGCTTACGCGCTCGTGTTTGAAAACGATGGAGTTACTCTTCGCAAGTTTGCCTGTATAGACCCAGGAAACACCCTGATGTCAGCTGTCTATTTTGAGAAGACGGCTTACAAGCTTCCAGAGGAGCTTAGAGAAGAGGCTCGGACCAAGATAGCTTCGAGGCTGAAGGAGTTCTTTCCGCCAGATCCACTGGACAAGCTGGCAGTTCATCTTGGGATGTCAAAGAAGCGCGACCCAAGGAAGATGAAGGACGACAACTCTGGCCAGAAAGATTGGGAGGATAGGACAAATATGGTTCAGGGGTTCGTTGAGGGAGATGATTCTCCTGGTGCAGCTCAGACCAAGACTTCTATGCCGGTAGCATACGATGAGGTTAAGGCAGCGGTTCAGTATTTCAATGATCTGTGGCCAGAGATGTCACCGCTACAGAGGCATGAGTTCGCAGAGAAGACTGCATCTCGAGCTGATGAGCTAGGCATCGAGGTTTCTGACAGGATGCGTAGGTATGGGTCTACATCTTACGCAGAAGATGTAGACGATCACCTGACGTCCCGCGCAGCCCATGCTCCTGTATACAAGGAGGTGTATGCCTCCTTGAAGGAGAAGAGGGCCAGTCTGGAGCCAGAGGAGTTTGCAGTTCTGCTTCAGACGGCTGACGACTCCGCAGACCTAGTTCGGTTCTACGGCGGTGTTATTCAAGACCCGTACTTCTCGACCTTTGGATACGTTGACAAGCTGGCATCTTGGTCATGGACTGGCCCGACCGGGGACCATGTGAACTCCGAACAGTTGGATCGTCTGGCGCGCAATGCCAGGCCGCTGCTGAAGAAGCACTTCAGTGACGAAATGGTAGATGAGTTTTGTAAGAGCCCGGTCGAGATCTTCGAGTCTCTTCCAGATGACATGAAGATCATCTTGTCCAGGTTGGGGAGTGACGAGTTCACCAACTTCGGTGAGAACTGATATGGAGACTGTATCTCTCCACTCTTTTGCAGATGAGCTTCAGCAGATCTTGGAGAAGGATGCGGGACTCAAGGATTTTTTCATCCGAAAGGTTGCACCTGAGTCCAGCAAGAGGTTAGCTAGAACAAAAGTCGTATCAAACATCACTGGAGCTTTTCCTAGATCAGTCAAGCCGGTTAAACCGATAGACATGGGTGATACGTGGTTGGCAAAAGCTGGACTTCGACCTGCGTAGGTAGTCTATGAACCAGCCAGAGATCGAATTCTACAAGCGCTTGACTGAATTCGTTCCGACTGCTCCTACTGAAGGCAGTCCTGTAGAGGAACGTTTCAAGGCTGTTCCAGATTACAAGATCCCAGTTAGCCCTAAGAACCTCTTCACTCATCAGGAAATCCACCCCATCGTTCTAGACCTATCTCTACTAAAGGCTTTCGGTGAGGAGTGGTACTACTGGGAAGTTCCGACTCTGTGGAAGTCCATCCACGACGAGTTCAAGTCCAAGGTGTCGGAGTCGAACAGAGCCAAGATCAACGCTGTAAGAACTGCAAGAATCACCACCCTACCGTGGGATAGCTGGCACGTTTTCGAGAATGTGGTACTAGCACTAGATGGATTTGTTCCACGGTGGGACATCCTACAGAAAGTAGATCTTGAGTCACTGTTCGTAGGAGTGGACATCCTGGAGCAGATCAGACCTGAGGACTATTCGGAAGATGTCCGCAACTACATAGCTGCTGTCTTCTTGGATGATGATGTCTTCTTCACCCCTCCACCACTAGAGTTTTCACAGGCAGAAGTCTCGCAGCCCTATTACCTTTGCAAGGATTGTGGAAATGAGGAGTGGGCGCTACATCACGATGGCATCTGCTCCGTGTGCTCTGGTAGATACGATCCAGAGAACGGTTTGTCGATGCGGCCTTCCCAAGAAGCCATAGACAAGAAGCTCGGGCAGAACACCGTGTTACGATACAAGTTCGACCCTGGGCCTGAGCAGAGAGTCTGGGATCTAGTGGCCAGGTCCAAGAATGAGCAGTCGATTTTGAAGGTGGCTGGTCCAGCAGAGATAGGTGTGTCAAAGCTGCTGGATGCTAGAGACCTCATGAACATCAGGCGCAGACAGCTCAAGAACCAGCTGACCGCTCTCAAGTCTTGGCTGAACTCGAGGTCTTCATGATTGATTATTCAGCCTTCACTGATGAGCTGGAGAAGATTGGTGGAGTAGGAACCTTTCTTCAGAAACAGATCAAAAACGTTGGCAACACGATTAATGACTTTGCTAATCCCATAAAATCCATGAAGGCTGGATGGGAGTCTGGTGCTGCCGGTAGATCGTTTGGTGGATGGGGCGGTAAGCTACTGACAGACAAAAATAAGCCGTCGTTCTGGCGTCATCTACCTGTAGGACCCAAGGCTCAGATAACAGGCTTTACTGCACTTGAAGCTCCAGGCGCCCTCGCCAAAGAAGACCCTAGTGGCGAGGGGCGATCTCGTCTGCGTCGTGTATCTGGAACCCTTGGTGGGACCGGAGGTTTTTTGGTCGGTGGTAGACATGGACTCCTTGGCTCTCTGGTTGGTGGAGCCATTGGCCAGAAGATGTTGAGTGGGTCTGTAGGATTAGGGGAGAGCACTGTAGAAGCTGTCAAGCAACTCAAACGTCAGAGAAAGTTTAATGCATTGAATACAACGCAGACCCCCGTGGGGCCGTAATGTCGTCAGATCTAGACTTCTACAACTCCCTGTCTGGCGTATCCAGATTCTCTGGTGTTCGTGGTCGGCTCTCGCAAGGTGGGTCGTTTCCAGCTCGCTATCCATCCCCATTCTTCGATCTCGGTCATACTTGGCTACCACACTCGATTGGCAAGCTGCATCAGTGGTGCCGCTACTATTACCTAGTCAATCCACTGATCAATGCCGTCATTCACAAGATGGCGGAATATCCAATCACTGAGATTGTCGTCAACGAGGTAAACAAGACCACCAAGGAAAAGTGGGAGCACATTCTAGGACAGCATCTTCGTATTCGTGCGTTCCAGGTAGAAGCTGGCCTCGACTACTTCACTTACGGGATCTGCATTATCACGATGCACTTCCCATTCGAGAAGTATCTCGCTTGCACGAACTGCAAGTTCGAGGACAAGGCCAGCAACCTCAAGTACAAGTGGCGCAACCTGAACTACATCCTTCGTTGTCCCAAGTGTGACCACGAGGGGCCAACCAAGGTTCGAGACCAGTACCTGAAGGACTTCCGTCGAATCAGGTTGATGAGATGGAATCCAGAGTACGTCTACATAGAGCAGGGGTTTGCTGGCGCGGAGCCCATCTACACTTTTATGGTTCCGAAGGGTCTCAAAAACGAGATCATGATGGGCAAGACCCGCGTTCTCAACACGGTTCCAGATATCTACATTGAAGCGTTGAAGCGCAACAGGAATATAGCGTTCGCTCCAGAGAACATGTTCGTGATGAAGCGGCCAATCATCTCTCAGAGAGAGACGGGTTGGGGTATGCCTCTCATCCTTCCTGTTCTGAAGGACGCTTTCTACCTTCAGATCTTGCGCAAGTCTCAGGAAGCTATAGCTTCTGAGCATATCGTTCCACTTCGTGTTCTGTTCCCTCAGGCAGGAAGCGGAACGAGCGATCCATATACCTCAATCCCAATTGAGTCTTGGAGGTCCCGTATAGAGCGTGAGATCACCAAGTGGAAGTACGACCCAAACTACATTCCTGTTCTTCCTCTACCTATTGGGTCTCAGTCCATTGGTGGAGATCAGAAAGCTTTGAATCTGCACCAGGAGATCAGCCTCTGGTCTGAGCAGATCGTTGCAGGAATGGGAGTGCCGAGAGAGTTCGTGTTCGGCGGCCTTACATTCTCTGGCTCCAACGTGTCGATGAGGATGTTGGAGAACGCTTTCATCAACTACCGTATCGACCAAGACAACCTCTTGAATGAGTTCATCATCAGGAGAGTTGCAGACTACATGGGTTGGCCATCGGTGCGCGTATCTATGCGCAAGTTCAAGATGGCAGACGATCTACAGAGGATGAGCTTCCAGTTCCAGCTCAACCAGGCAATGAAGATCTCAGACGAGTCTCTGTTGAAGGAATGCGACCACGATCCAGTAGTTGAGAAGGAGCGCAAGGAGCGTGAGGTTGGAGCTCAACTCGAGTACCAGCGCAAGATGCAGCTATCACAGGCTGAGACTCAGGGTCAGATGTTGCTTGTTCAGTCTCGCTATCAGGCTGCTGCCCAAAGCATGTTGGCTCCGGCTATGCCTGTGCAGCCTGGAGCTCAACAGGGTGCAGCACAGCTCGGTGGCCAGCAGGGTGAGATGGTTTCAGGAGACCAACTTGGAATTCCTGGAGTTCCTGGTGACGTTTCTGTCTCTCCAGAGAATGCTCAACAGCAGCCAGTTGAAGGAGTTCCGACTGAAGCTCAGAGTCCTCTCAGCATGAACACACAGGGTGCTGGGATAGACATTAGGTACGTTGCTAAGAGGGTACTGGCTCAAATCCAGAAGCTGTATGCCCAAGATCCACAGCAGGCGAACATGAAGCTTGAGGAGATCAGGGCATCCAATCCACAGCTATATAGTCTTCTCATCCAGATGGCTAACAGTAGGGTTGGCTCTCAAACCGATCCACTAAATCCGGTTCAGTCTCCGCAGCCACAGGTGAAGCCACCTCGTAGCCCCAAGTCTCCAGCGGCTGCGTGAGGTCATCTGCCATCTTCAGGAAACCAATCCTGAAATTGGTTTACTATTTCCCAAGTCTCTCTCAAAGTCTCACTAGCTCGGGAGAATGCTTGTTGTACTTCTTCCGGCGCCTTCTGAAACGACATCTTCATCCACAGATCGTATTGAGTCATCCATAGCGCTCGGATGTCTTCGCAATGGCTTTCTATGTCGTCGCGATAAACTGGTTCTAGATACGGGTTTATACGCGCCATCAGCCATCATCTCCCAACAGTTTCTCTGAGCAGTCGTAGCACACGGAGTCAATCTCACATCCACATGCCTGACACACTCCGTTGGTCATCTCTTCTAGCTCAGTCATGAATCCATCGTCGACGTTACTGATGATAAACTCACACACGCATTCCGGATGTAGGTTGACTCTACCCTCGGTTTCATTTGCGTAGTCGACGATAAGATCCCCAGTCTTCTTGTTTCTGAATACTGCACCATGAAACAACTCGACTGCTTCCTCACCTAATTCAATCTCATTGCTACACCACTGACACTTCATCATCGCCGCTTGTGGAGGTGGTGTAGGTTGGATCTGCTGCTGGTATGATTGTTGGTAACTCGGCTGATACGACTGCTGTGGCGGCTGCGGCTGTTGGCTTCCGTACTGTAGGAAGTTAGGGTCGAAGGTAGGCCATTGAGATTTGCTCATCGGATCACCAATTGTAGAAAGGCACTTTGGCTGCCACACCTAGTGCAGCCATCAAGTCCTGGCGAGTCTGGGTCTGAGTCATCACCGCTGTTAAACATCCCTGGTAGTTCTCGCAACTCACCTGCTGTTTCTTTCAAGCACCTCAAGCATTCCCATCCAACATGACTCACGTTTTTCAATTCCTCCTGTAGATACATGCATTTGGCACAGTCAAACGCTGTACACAATCCCCTATCCTCGTTGTCAAGCATTAGCTGGCAGAACGCTATTCGATTGGCATATGGCATTTGGTTTGCCTGTCAATTAAAGGAAGGACGGGATCTACCCGTCCTTCCTGCGGGACTCCCTAGAGACCGAGGGAGTCCCACAGCTCGTCGATGGCGTCATCGAACATTGACGCCTCCTTTCGGGGACGTTATGTCCCTCTACTCTCTTATGCCCTAAAATCGCTGTCTTTTCGTTGACCTAATCAGCACCTGACCTGTACTCTCAGCATCGTCCAGGCTCGAAAACCCAAGGCGCTGGGTAGAGCCTCTCTTCACCGAGCGCGTCTTAGGTGAGGTACATGGCACGCATATCCCCGACTGAGGTCTTTGATGGCCTCAAGAAAAACACAGTCGAGTCCATCAAGTCCTACTTCCCGTTTGAAGAGGGAGGTAAGAGGCTTGAGGTCGAAGACGTTTGGGTCGATGACAAACTGGACGTCAACGATATTCAATCACAACAGAAGGCCAAGCTCGATGACAAGACCTGGGGTGTAAAGGTCAAAGCCAAGATGAAGCTCACCGATATCAAGACCGGCAAGGTCTTGGATCGAGCTACGTCCAGTGTGGCCACTCTGCCGAAGATGACGAATCGCTTCGGCTACATCGTTGGTGGAAACGAGTATCAGGTAGACAATCTCTTCAGATTGAAGAGCGGTGTCTACACCCGAATCCAGAACAACGGCGAGTTGGAGTCTGAATTCAACTTGGCCAAGAGCCCTGTGGGTGGTCGCGGGTTCTCGGTCCACTTCGATCCAGAACGCAAGAAATTCTCGCTTCTCTACAAGACAGCCAAGATTCCACTCCTCCCAATCCTCAAGAGCATGGGGATGGCAGACGATGACATCAAGAAGAACTGGGGCAAGGAGATCTACGAGGCGAACTCCCCCAAGTCTCAGAAGGCTTATGACCAAGCACTGTTGGATTTCCAGACCAAGACCAGTGGAGATGCCACGTTCAAAGGGTCGAAAGATCCTAAGGAGTACATCAAGGAGTTCTTTCATCAGTCTGAGTTGCGACCAGACACGACCTCCATCACTCTAGGAAAGCCATTCGATAGAGTGAGCCACGAGGTTCTATCGATTGCAGCCAACAAGGTTCTCGGTGTGTCTCGAGGAACCAACGAGCCTGACGACCGTGACAGTCTGGCGTTCAAGGAAATCACCTCCACCGAGGACTTCATTCCAGAGAAGATCGAGAGGTCTGCTAGGGCTATCCGGGGCAAGCTTCGTCAGACTATGGGGAGGAAAGACAAGATCAAGGAGATTATCCCTTCCGGTGAAAGAGGTCTGTTTGGTCAGCCAGTACATGACTTCTTTACCAAGGGCGGGTCTGTTGCTGAGTTGTCTGACCAGACCAACCCATTGCAGATCTTGTCTGCACATCGCAAGACTACCTTGATGTCAGAGCAGTTCGGCGGCATGAAGTCCGAACACTCTCTCACCCCAGAGATGAAGGTGGTCAACCCTAGCCACATAGGGTTCCTTGACGTGATGAAGACTCCCGAAAGCAGTCGCTCGGGTATCACCGTCAATCTATCGCTACAGGCACAGAAGAGAGGTAAGGAGCTCGAGGCTCCTGTCTTTGATCTGAAGTCAAAGAAGTTGAAGTACGTCTCAGCCCACGAGTTTCATGGACGCAATTCTGTATTGCCAGACCAAGTCAAATGGGTTGATGGCAAGCCGGTGCCTATAGCCAGCCGTGTCAAGATGAAGGTCGTTGGCGGGGCGATAGAAGAGCGTCCGTGGACCGACGCAGATTCTGTAATGCCAACTGCCAAGGGCATGTTTGACTTCACCTCGAACATGATTCCTTTCTTGCCGTCAGACCAGGGCAACCGTGTGTCGATGGCAGATAAGCAGATGGAGCAGGCTATTAGCCTGAAGCATCGAGAAGCTCCACTCGTTCAGACCAAGACCGAGAAGGAAAAGACGTTCGACAAGGTGTTGGGAAACTTTGCCTCTCAGAGATCACCCGTTGCCGGGAAAGTAACCGCAGTTAGAGGTAATCAGGTTACGGTCAAGGACGCGAAGAACAAGAGTCATAATGTCCACTTGTACGATCACTTCCCTACCAATGACCCAAAGGGAATGTTCCATTCCGAATCGTCTGTGAAGGTCGGAGACCATGTCTCAAAAGGCGATACTCTGGCGGATACCAACTTCACAAAGGGTGGAAACCTAGCACTTGGAACCAACCTCCGAGTTGGTTACGTGCCATTCAAGGGCTACAACTTCGAAGACGGTGTCGTCGTATCTGAGACGGCATCTAAGAAGTTGACCTCCGAACATCTGTACAAAGAGTCACTATCTGTGTCCCCAAACGATGGGGATCGTATTGACAAGAATAGATTTGTTGCGGTGGCCAAGCGCAAGATCGCTCAGATGCAGCCAGGAGAGCTGGACGCCATTGGTAGTGATGGTGTGGTCCGCGTTGGTTCACATGTTCAACCAGGTCAGGTGTTGGTTACTGCGGTTGGTAAAAGCAACCTGGACAAGAGAGATCATGCTCTAGGTTCATTCGGTCGTAGAGCCATGTCATTGGAGAAGGACAAGTCTCTGGTTTGGAACCACTCCAGTCCTGGAAAGGTGGTTCGTGTAGTCAAGAGCCCTAATGGTAAAGAGATAAAGGTTCACGTCAAGACTGAGGAACCTTTGGTCGTCGGCGATAAGGTGGCCGGACGCCACGGTAACAAGGGCATCGTCACTAAGATTCTTCCCGATGACGAGATGCCATTTACTGTTGATTCTAAGACCAAGGAGAAGAGGCCCATACACGTCCTTCTCAACCCGACCGGCGTGCCTTGCTACGACGATAAGACTGAATTCTTGACCGACACTGGATGGGTTCAAGCTCCCAAGATCCATGAAGAGCATCGGTTCGCTACGATCAACCCGAAAACTCTAACTCTTGAATTCCAAGATCCAGAGGAGGTTTACCACATACCTTACACGGGTAAGATGTACAGGATTCAGAACCAGCAGCTTGACCTACTAGTTACTCCTCACCACAAGCAGTTCACTGCCAAGAGAGGGAACCAGAAGCTGTATGGAGCGTTGGATTTAGATGACCAGGAGCTTCCGTCTCTGTTTTCATTGGATGAAGCACAGGAAATCATAGGCCAACCAAGGCGGTATCTAAAGGCTGCTAAGTGGAAAGGTGATAGCGCGGCTTTCTACTATATAGAGCCTGGAACTTACGCTGGAGTAGGGCCTAAGCCTACTCATGGAATGAACATCCCAGCATCTATCTGGGCTGAGTTCATGGGATGGTTCTTGTCTGAAGGAAGCACGTACTTCAACAAGGCTAACTACAGCTACGTTACAGAGATTTCCCAAGACAAGAATGTAAATCCAGAAAACTATGATCGCATTCGTACGGTCATGGAATTCTTTGGGCTTACGTTGGAGGAGACGGACTCTGGTATTCGCGTTAAGCACAAGGGCTTATTTGAACGACTGGCTTTGTTGGGTAAGGCTCGAGAGAAGTATATTCCTAGAGAGATCTTGGACATGGAGCCACGGCATTTAAGGCTATTCCTAGATGCTGCTGTACGAGGTGATGGATCTGAGACTTGGGATGCAGAGACGGGTCACTACGGTAACAAGAAGTATTGGACTGCTTCTAAAAGGTTGGCTGATGGGATTCAGGAAGTAGCTGCCAAGCTTGGAATTGCAGCCAATATAAAGCGTGAGAGTCGTAGAGGTGATGACGCTTGCTACTACATTTCTTTGAGTGGGAGTCGTTTAGCGCCATGGGTAAATTGGTCATCAACGACTAAGTCTAACCAGGTTGAAGAGTGGGAGGACTACGACGGAGTAGTTCACTGCGCTACAGTTCCGAACGGAACTCTCTTGGTTCGTAGGAATGGAAAGGCAGTCTTCAGCGGGAATACAAGAATCAACGTTGGTCAGGTTCTAGAGACAGCAGCAGGGAAGATTGCTGAGAAGACTGGTAAGCCTTTCATAGTCGACAACTTTGGTGACCCCAAGTCCAACAATCGCAAGATGGTAGCGGATGCTCTTAAGGCACACGGGCTCACTGATGAAGAAGATGTCTACGACCCGAGCAATGTGAAGAAGCCAATCGGTTCCGTCCTGGTTGGTCCACAGCACATACTCAAGTTGCAGCACCAGGTTGAAAAGAAGCTTACCTCCCGTGGTGGTTCAACTACTGCTGGTGGAGCTGGACTCAAGTTCGACAGTGACAGGCAGCCACAGAAGGGTGGGGAGCACGGGTCTCAGGGATTTGGTCAGCTGGAACTCTACTCGTTGCTTGCACATGGGGCCAAGCACAACATCCGTGAGTTTGCCACGTACAAGTCCGACGAACAGAATGAGCAGTTCTGGGCGCAACTACAGTCCGGTAGAGAGCCGCCACCTCCAAAGGTGCCATTCGCTTACAACAAGTTTGAAGCTCTCCTAAAGGGGTTGGGTGTCAATGTAGAGAAGCATGGAACTGAGATTCAACTTCTACCATCAACAGACAGGCAGACTATTGCTGCTGCTGGTGGAGCGTCTGGGGAATTGAAGAAAGCCAACTTGACGTTGCAGTCAAAGACCCTCAGGGAAGAAAAGGGTGGTCTGTTCGACAAGATGGTGACAGGCGGCAAGGATGGAAACAACTGGAGTTACATCAAGCTTACAGACCCAATGCCAAATCCAGTGTTCGTTGGCAGTGGAAACCTACCAGGTCCAATCCCTGCACTCCTAGGCATGAAGATCAAGGATGTCGAAGACGTGATGAAGGGCAAGACCAAGCTTCATGGGAAAACTGGCGGAGAGGCAATCAAGGAGGCTCTTTCCAAGATCAACGTGACTGCCGAGTTGGCAAAGACTAAGGGCAGGCTTCATGGGTTGACGGGATCTGAGTTGGATAGGGCCAATAAGAGGTTCAAGTATCTGTCTGTACTCAAGGACAAGAACCTTCGTCCCGAAGACGCTTACATGATGTCGGCAGTTCCGGTTCTTCCACCGAAGTTCAGACCGGTTCAGGAGTTGCCAACAGGTGATCTCAGTGTCCACCCACTCAACGGCATGTATAAGAACATCGCCATCCTCAACCAGAAGCTGGTGCAAGCAAAGGCGGACAAGAATCTGGATGATGATCGCACGGAGTTGGCTGCTGATCTGTACGACAAGATGAAAGCGTTGCAGTCCGTTGGTGGTTCTTCTGCTTTCGATCTGGATTCCCCAAACAGCAAGCGTAAGTTGAAGGGAATCATGGAGACCATTGCTGGAACCAATGCTCCAAAGGAAGGCTACTTCCAGGACAGGTTGGTAAAGAAGCGTTTGGGTATGTCGATGAGATCTACCATCACTCCAGAGCCACGATTGAGCCTGGATGAGGTTGGCATTCCTAGAAACGCTGCCATGGAGATGTACAAGACTTACGTTCAGGCAGAACTAGTGAAGCATGGTATCTCGAGGCCAAGAGCTGACTTGATGATTCGTCAGAATGATCCTGTTGCTCATAAAGCTCTAGAGACAGTGATTGGTGATAGACCTGTAATCTTGAAGAGAGACCCAGCCCTACACAAGTTCAGTGTAATGGGATTCAAGCCAAAGATCGTTGAGGGAAAATCTATTCAGATCCACCCTCTCGTGACCGGCGGTTTCAACGCGGACTTTGACGGCGATCAACAGCTTGGATCAGTACTTGTGAACGTTTCAGAGGAGATATACAACTCCGACTTGGACTTTTGGAAGCCAAGGCGGTGCAAGGTGAGTGCAAGGTTTGAAGAGGTAGTTGGGTTTGAGTTCAACGGTTATTTCGCAGTGTGTAACTTGGAGGACTTTCCCCGTAGTGAGCTAGTGGGAACCAAGGACCACATTGAATTTTGGACTGTTCCAGAAGGGGTCAAGGTAGCAGCTGTAGATGAAGCTTCTGGCAAGGTGACGCTGACTAAGGTGTCCCATTGGTCTCTTCATCTTGCGCGCAAGATTGAGATCGTCAATCTGGGAAGTGGGCGTCAGATTATTACTGACGACGATGAGCGCGCTGTCTACGGGCTCGATGCTTCTTCACTCGAGTGGTGCCGCCGTCGACCCAAGGACGCAAAGCTTCAGTTCGTGCCAGTGGTTGATGAGTCACCTCGTCTAGAGTCTTTCCTATCTGAGGTCCCTCTTCCCAGCAGTCCAAGGCTCAAGGCGACAGCTACCCTAGACGAGTCCTTCGGTTACTTCATGGGGGCTATGGTTGGAGATGGGTGGGCCTCTTTTGCTGAAGGCACTCCAAGGGCTATCAATATTGCGTCTAGCTACGGAGATGTAGATACAGCTTGGAAGTCCTCGCTTCTATCCATCTTCAAGGACGCTCCAACAGTTACGAGATCTGAAGCTACTGAGGGCAAGTTGGGTAACTCCACTGGCTCTACTCGTTTTACAGTCAGCTGTGTTGCTGCGGCTAAGTTCATTGCAAAAACCTTAGGACGGTCAGCGCAGAAGAAGCATCTCCCAACCTTTGCTACGGCGGCTCCGAAGAGTTTCATCCTTGGACTCCTAGGTGGGCTTTGGGATACCGATGGTTCGATGTCTTGGTCAAAAGCTAAGGCTAAGAAACAGTTCATGTGCTCGTATTCATCTACAAGCATTCGACTTGTCCAAGAGATTCAGTATCTCCTAAGGATGTTGGGGGTCTCTGCATCTATTACCCCAACAGAAACTCCAGCAGGTGGACCAGCTTGGGTGTTGACGGTGTCAACTGTCGACCTTTACCGAATAGGTGGGTTTCCAGTTCACCATTCGGATAAGAAGGCACATCAGACTGAGTTCTTGAACGGTGCCAAGCCAGATGATCGGATGGCGTACAGCCGTTACCGTCTGGTTCCTACCCCTTCCGCTCTAGCCTCAGAGATGAGGTCTGTCATTGGCTCAAAAGAAGATCGAAGCTTGTACATCACGCTCTCAAAGGCCATTGAGCGTCAGTACATGTCGAAGAACATGGCGGAGAAGCTTCTCGATATCGACTGCTCGCATCCTCTGTTCAACAAGTGGAAGTCTATAGTTCAGATGCCTGGGGTTCACTTCGAGAGAGTTGATAGCGTTGAGGTCACGAATATTAGAGAGGATGGGTACGACCTAACGGTTCCTGATCATGAGACTTTCATGTCCATCGACGGAATTGTTCTCTCCAACACGATGGCTGCAACCATTCCAATGACTCAGGAGGCGGTAGCCGAAGCACGGAAGATGTTCCCATCGAAACACCTTTTCTCCTCCACGAACTTTGGTGTGATGCACACCCCAGGTCAGGAAGCCATCATCGGCTTGAACCTTATGACACGTTGGGGAAAGAAAACTAATAAGAAATTCAGGGACATAGCCTCTGCAAAGAAGGCTTATAAAGGTGGGTCTATAGAGCTGACCGACGTCATCGAGCTGACTGGGTCCAAGGGTCCAACCACTGTTGGCAGGTTGATGATTGCTGAGAAGATGCCTCATGGTTTCTCTGGCAACCACGGCATCATGCACGACTCCAAGTTCGAGTTCACCAAGAAGTCCATCAAGCAAACGGCTACCAAGATTGCCAATGAGAAGCGTGGTCAGTTCGCCAATGCGATGGACAACTTGAAAGACCTAGGAAATGAGTTCTCGTACTCTCAGGGGTTCTCGTTTGGGCTGAAAGATCTGGAGACTCTACCAAGGAGGGATTCCATCCTTGCAGCGGCAGACAAGAAGGCGGCGGTCGTCAGGAAGACAGTCAAAGATCACAAGAAGCAGGAGTTGATGCTGGCCAAGATCTATGAGGACGCCACCAATCAGATGGAGAAACACGCCGTCGAACACTTCGTCAAGGGTGGAAGAAAGAACCGATTGATGTCCATGGTGTACTCCGGCTCTCGTGGTTCGGAGTCACAGCTAAGGCAGATGATCGCGGCTCCTATGATGATGATCGACCACAGTGGAAAGGTGATCACCAACCCAGCAAGGAAGAGTTATTCCGAAGGTCTGGATATCGGTGACTATTGGAAGACCCAGCACGGAGCCAGGAAGGGGACGTTGGATAGGGCAGTAGGAACTCAGGAGCCCGGGGCGCTTACCAAGGACATCCTCAACTCAACTATGAACATCCATGTAGTCTCCAAGGACTGCATGACTACACAAGGTGTTCATATGGCTCTAGAGTCTAGTGACGGCAGTACACCTCCAGACATCTTCGACCGATACACCTCTGTTCCGTACACATTGAAGTCAGGAAAGAAGGTTCCAGCAGGCTCAGTCATCACTCCGGCGCTGGTCGATCAGTTGAAGGAATCCAAGATCAACAAGATCTTGTGCAGGTCGCCACTGAAGTGCCAGCACGGAAAAGGAATCTGCTCGAAGTGCTTTGGTTTGAACGAGAACGGGGAGCTACATTCTGTTGGAACCAACATCGGTGTGCTGGCTGGTCAGGCATTGGGTGAGCCTGTTACTCAGATGGCGATGGATGCCTTCCATTCGGGTGGTGTTGCTGGAGCAGCAGGTGCTCAAAAGGTTGACAAGTTCACCAGACTGAAGCAGCTCTTGAACGTGCATCAGACGTTGAAGGACTCAGCCACCCTGGCTCGAGTGTCTGGAACTATTACGTCCGTCAAGAAGGATGCAGCAGGTGGTCTAGATATTTTCATTGGTAAGGAGCGCCATTACGTTCCAGCCAAGCTAGTGAATGATGGCATCAAGGTTGGAACCAAGATTATCAGAGGTCAGTCACTTTCCCACCCGTCATCTCCAGTCAACCCACACCACCTACTTGGCGTGACTGGAGATATGAGTAGAGTCCAGAACTACATCACTGAAGAGTTGGCTGAGGGACCTTACAAGGGGAGGCTGCGTCGTCGTAACGTTGAGGTAGCAGTTCGTGGCCTGACGAATGTGGCTACAGTGACTGGCAGTGGAACCAACAGCCCTTGGCAACCTGGTGATAAGGTTCCGCTGTCGGTTATTGAGATGCACAACAGGAAGTTGAAGAAGAAGGACAAGCCTGTGGAGTTCTCTCCACAGTTGGTTGGCTCTCAGCAGGTTCCTCTCACCTCTACGGATTGGATGGCTCGCTTGAACTATCAGAGGTTGCCATCAACAATCATGCAGGCGGCATCGCAGGGATGGAAGTCTGATATTCACGGCCAGCATCCGATCCCTGGCATAGTGTACGGTGCAGAGTTTGGTAAACCACCCAAGGGCAAGCTGCCGGGGTCGTACTGATGGCAGTCAGGACCACACCATTTAGGGTTGGCTCTCGACTAGTAGAGGTTGAGAAGTGTCGAATCATCGACGTTCACCCTTCTCGTTATACCGTTACGTTTGCCAACTATGGAGCCAACACTAGAATTCAGACCGTCTCTTTCGCGACTCCCTATCAGCATTCGTACAATGGTGAGGGGATATACTTCATGCCAGAGGTTGGATCGGAAGCTTGGGTCTGCTGGCCATCGGAGGGTAACAAGCCATTCATCATGGGGTGGTGCCCATCCAGGCAGGTAGATGCTGGAGGCAACAACTACAAGAACAACAAGAAGGATTTGATCCCAGGAGACATCTTCCTGGGATCACGGGGTGGAAACTTCATTTATCTTCGTAGGGGAGGAATCATTCAGATAGGTGGTAGCCCTCTAGCGCAGAGAATGTATGTCCCCATAAACCACATGATTCGTGACATCTGTGGTGTCTACAAGCTCCACACGTTTGCTGGAGACCTGGAGTGGGGAGTCCAGAGGGAAGAGAATTCGTCTACGGTGGAGACAGACAGGGCTTCTACTACATCTGACGCCAAGAGACCGGCTACATTAACGTTGAAGGCCAGGGAGTATTCTGGAGACCCAAACCCGATTGCCACTCTTCGGGTAGGCTCTCATGAGGTTTCCCAAGGAGCCCCATCCAACACTATCCTGAGTTTGGAAATCAGAGACACTGGGTCTGCTGGCTCTACTCAGCAGGTCAAGCTGGAAATAGGCAAGGATGGATCTGTTGTGTGGGACATTGAGCAAAACATCGCATGGACGGTGTCTGGCACAGCCTCTCTGTCTTCTGAAGGACAGTTGTCCCTTAGTTCTAAAGGACAACTGTCCTTGTTCGGTGATGACGTCGTCTTGAATGCTACCGGAACTGGAAAGGATGTTTTGATCAAGTCCGACAGGGCTGACGTGGACATCCAGGGTAAGAACATCAAGGTTGGCAAGAAGGCGATAGCATCAGATCTCCCACCTGTAGGTATAGGTTGGAACCGGGTAGTGATAGCAACTCCAGCATTTATTAGTTGGTTGATCTCCCACACCCACGCTCCAGGTGGACCTCCACTCCCGTCTCTAGCTGCGTCTCTACCTACCGCTTCTGGACTATTTGCGAAGTGAGGCAATAAATGAACCTGTTCCTCGATACCCCACAGACCGAGAAGAGTGCTGCGTTCGTGGCTCGCCTCTCAGAACAGCCAGAGAACTGGGGTCCTGAAATCCACAGCGAAATACTACGACAGGTTCCATACCTGTCTGAGTATGACCTGAACGTCCACCTGGATAAGGTGAATCCACAGCGTGGTTATGGCTTCGGCTATGTGGATGTCACGAATAGGACGACCCGACCGCTGACGGAACAGACAGACGGGGTCGATGCCCCACACATCAAGCTGCCAGTCATCGTCGAGGAAAGGTCGTTGAAGCCTTTCACTGTGTTCCTTGATGGAACGGATGTCCTACCTCTCACGGAGGAACGTCTGAGAGAGGCGCTATTCAATCCGGCGACCTTTGATCTGGTAGACAATCAGCCAAAGGATCAGGGGCTGATTGATAGCCTTACCCCACCAGCAAGAGGAGGTGAGATCGGTAAGGGTAAGACCTCTTCAGCCAAAACCGTCTCTGCGGAGGATAGAGCATCTATCCTCCTCGATATCGCTCCGACCATCTCTGAGTCCGATGCTAGGGACTTTCTGAGGAAGGTGGCGTCAGATCCATCCATCGCCGCAGGGTTTAGGAGATCTGGCCTGACCCCTAGACTGGAAGAGGTTTTCGTCAAGACGAAGAGGGCGTCGGCTGATGAAAGACTCGAGTCGTTGCTGGATGGAATCCTTCCAACAGTTACAACCCTACACAAGTTGCCTGGCGGAAACTTCCTCGTGAAACAGGCTGCCACCAACGCTTTCGTCGATGGTCAGGGCGCTCAGGGACAGGTTGTACCACAGCAGCAGGTTGGACAGGCAATCGGGCAGGAACAAGCAGCAGCCATTCAGCCCGGAGATACTGTCACGGCAACTGCCAATCCTGTAGAACAGCCTGCTCCAGAGCCAGTCGACAACTCGAAGGTTGTTGAAGAGTTTGGCGAGTACAAGATCAGGGATTCCCTAGGAAACGAGATTTTGGGTTGGGTGTTTCCACAGACTCTAGCTTGGGATGGGCAGTTTACTCCAACTGAGGTTGCGCTGTTCACGAACGGCTCTTCTTACGCCGTCAAGGATGGGGGAATCGTAGGTGAGTTGGTTGGTAAGGGAACCAACTTGCCAAAGTCTGACGATCCCAGAGGAGAAGGCACCTTCTATTCCATCGAGCATGGAAACGCGATAGCAACCGCACCAGTTACCATCAGCTCGACAGTGGCTGGAGTCGATGGCCAGCACAAGCTCATGGGCACTGACCTGTTTGGTACTCCTGTTTCTGTCAGCATTGTCGCTGGACTCAAGACGCCGATGTCGGTTGGAGAGGGGGAGTTCTCTCTCCCCGATTCATGGAAGTTCATGCGGCTGAACAATCAGACGGAGTTGGAAGCAAACCCGGAGATGGAGGGAGGAGCTCCACCACCAGCAGCAGCGGCAGAAAAGAAGCTGGCTTCGGTGAACAACTCCGCCGAGTTGTTCTGGAACGGGTCGTACAACATCAAGGGTGGCTGTGGTCTACACAAGATTGCTTCCTCTTACAGGCACGATCTTGACTCAGTAGGAGCTGAGTTTGTGCTTGGCCTACTTGGCGTCGATGGTGGTAGAGCGCAGAGCTTGGTGAAGGAAGCTAGGAAGAAGGGATGCGTCAAGCTATCAGGACTGAAGACCATCAAGACTGCTGGGGAACGCTTCAGTGAGTCAGTCAAGACGGCGTCAGCCATTCTCTCGAGCCTTCCCAATCTGAAGAGAGACTTGGTGAAGATTGCTGCGGAGATGGGTGATGAAAGTACGGCTGACCATATCCTAGCTCTGAACTTCATCAACCCAGAGAACTTGGCCGAGTTCGTTGGTTACATTCCAGACCTGGATGCAACCAGCAAGAAGCTTGCTGAGATGCATCTGTCGTCACAGGTTGGACAGAGAGATCTACCTGGTGACTCTATCAAGACAGCCATGGAGAACCTAGAAGACGTCATTCTCGGACTGAAGTCTATCCAGCATGCAGAGTCCTAAACCTCCAACTCGTGAGCACTTGAGTGAAACATCCAGCTGAAAGATTCATCAAGTACCTGCTGCTCAAGACTCCTAACATCGAGTTCCACTCGATCAGGACCACCTTGATCGAGTGGCATTTTCTGTTGCCTCTGGAAGATGGAGAGCAGGCTCAGTACTTCAACTTTCTGAGAGCAGAGCTGGAACAGGGTAGGCCGCAGGACTTCGACCCATCCAACAGGGTTCACAGACCCTCTGTCAGATTCCTGCGACAGCATGGCATCTATGGACTGTTCTTCCCAACATCATCTGTTGAAGAAGCCTGGGACATACTGGGTGACCCAGAGAAGAGAGCAACCGTTGAACAGTTCCTGTTGGCCAGGCTGAATCTCAAGCGTGACCTAGCCCACCTCAACAGACAGACAGGATGGAGATTGTCTTCTACTGGTGTGGAGGCATACCAGAAGTTCTTCTGGGACGTTAAGGCACTCTCGTTCGATGAATGGGGAAGATTTTTGTATGGCAGAACCATGCTGTACGAGAGGGCATTGACCCTTCTTCAAGCGCCGAAGAAGCTCGCCTACTTCCATATGAGATTCGAGCAGGAGAATGACTCGAAGTCTATGATCTTGCGTGCCCAGCAGATCGCCTACCACACCCTTGAAGAAGTATCGATGCAGCCTGGTGTTGGACCGCAGAAGGTCAAGGCTATCGGTATCCTGGCTAAGTCGGTTCTGGATTGCCATGAAGCCTTGATGACCAGTGATCTCGCTCTTCGTGAAGTCATCGACAAGTTCAAGCAGTTTCAGATGGAGCGTGACAACTCTCGACCAAAGTCGATTCATGAACTAGCTGCTGCTGGCAACTACTCCGGAAGCGGGGTAGATGATGATGAGGTGGTTCACTAATGGGTGCAATATCTAAAGGTATTGCTTTCGGAGCATTGGCTGGAGCAGGGACTGGACTGACTGGTGGACCTGGTGGAAGAGATAATAATGCAAGGGTAAAGAAGGTTTTGAGAAATGCTGTTGGAGGAGCATTTATCGGTGGAGCGATAGGTGGGGGTGGTTCACATGCGTTAAAAGCTGGGCGTAAAGCATACAGACAGGAATCTGCTAAGGCCGCAGACAAGATGGAAAAGAGTTTACAGAGAGTCTCAGACAAAACTCTTGCTGGTGCAGAAGCATTGCCAGGTAAGGTAGTAGAACGAGCCAAAGGATCTATTGCAGACAGGTTTAGGAGAATCCCTCTTCTAGGAAGACTGGTTCCGAAAGCTAAGACGGCAGGGGTGGATTACACTGCATTCACCAATGAGCTGTATGAGATTGTAGGAAGGGGGTACCGCTGAGTGATTTCGCGCCAGGACTTCCAAGCAAGGGGAACATGGGCGACTTCTCTCGATTCAGAGAGGGAGACACCTTGGACCTGGTGGTCCAGGAACATCGCGCGGACAGGGCGGGGAAACACTTCGACGTTCGTATAGGCACGAAGGACACCGGACTTCTTTCATGGGCTACTCGAAAGGGAATCCCAGGACCGAGTGGTAAGGTTGCCTTGTTTCAGCAACCAGTTCATCGGCATGAGTATGGTCAGTTCGAGGGTGAGATAGCTTCCGGGTACGGAAAGGGAACTGTCAGGAAACACGATTCGGGAAAGCTTCTGGTCACAAAGGTGGACAAAGGTTCAATCCATCTGACGCGATCAGACAAGAGGTTTCCCGAGCGATTCGTCCTGGCAAAGCCGAGAGGGGACAACAAGCGTTGGTTGTTGATCAACTCTACTCCGACCGAGAAGGTGCCTTACGACAAGATCAGGTATCGATCTGTGGCTCCCAAGGATGCCAAGAAGGTGTTGGACAACCTTCAGCCCGGTTCCTCTGTGCAAGCCAAGATAGATGGCGCAGCCGCGTTGACCAAGCTTTTGAAGGGCAGGGCAGAGGTTGTCTCTTACAGGGTGTCGAAAGAGACTGGTAGACCTATTGTCCACACGGAGAGGATGTTCAAGGGGAGGCCAACCATCTCGATCCCGAAGAAGTACGTCGGCTCAGTTCTGCGCGGAGAACTCTATGGGACCAAGGGGGGTAAGGTCATTCCGCCACAGGAGCTTGGTGGTATTCTCAACTCTTCCGTGGACAAATCTATCAGGCAGCAGGTAGAGCGTGGGGTAGAGCTCAAGAAGTCACTGTTCGACATCCAGCAGGTTGGTGCGGAGTCGACCAGAGCAATGGATTACCAGAGCAGGAGTAAGGTTCTCGAGGACATCATCCGGCATCTTCCTGAGGACAGGTTCGAGCTGTCTGAAGGAGTGTTGACTCCAAAAGACGCCAACGCTCTTCTCAAGAAAGTACTTTCAGGAAAGCATCCACTCACTCGTGAGGGTGTGGTAATCCACCCACCGATGGGTAAGCCAACCAAGATCAAGGCGCAACAGGAGCACGATGTCTATGTCACCGGAACTTTCCCAGGAAAAGGACGACTCCGAGACTCTGTTGGAGGAGTCACTTTTTCAACCTCTCCAGGTGGCAAGACGGTTGGCAAGATCGGAACAGGATTTTCGGATGCTCTTCGTAGTGAACTCGCTAGGAGTCCATCCGAGTACATCGGAAGAATCGCTCGTGTACGCAGCCAGGAGAGACTACCTTCAGGAGCTTTGAGAGCACCATCTCTCATAGCGCTTCACGAAGACTACCCGATGAAGAAGTCAGCACATCTTCTAAACGCTGCTAAGCTTCTGGGATTCGTAGACGAGCTACAGAAGGAGATTTGAAATGGTCTGGTACAAGCAGTTTGAAACAGGGGTTGAGACCATCGAGGACAAGGCTCTTCTCGACGAGCTAGATCGCGATAGCAAGGTGGTGACGGACGAGGAAGAGTTCTCGACGACCGCCAAGATCATAGAGCCCATTCAGTTTCAACCAGTCAAAGCACCCGGTCACTACGAAGCAGAGACTGCTGTTCGAGGACAGGATGTCATCTTCCACATCTGGCCTTGGGGGTATCACCAGGCTGTGGCGGAAGAGGCCAGACCACCAAGCTTCAGGCCCAAGTTCCAGGATTGGATTTCAACTGCCTTCCTGTCTGAGTATCCCGACGCAAACATTTTCATCGATTACGACGCAGACATGGGATCGTTCTTCGTCAAGATACACGGTGTTGGAGTCAGTCAGTTCTGGATGAAGCGTGCCATCCAGTGTCTTGAGAACCTCTACAACCTACTGGCTAATTGATATGATATCTTCCTCCTTTGTTGATGAGCTAGAAAAGATTGCTATTTCTATCAATCAGATTCGAGCAGCATCTAAAAGAATAGGGAAGACAATTACTCCAGAGAAGGGGTCGATCATAGATGCGTTTGGTGCCATTGCAACCCCTACCAAAGCTCAGGTCGGAAAGAAGAATCTTTCTTCAGCTAGATCTATTGCTCGTATGCAGTCTAAGATCCTGCCGAAGGAGGTCACGTATTCGATGAAGAAGGCTTTGAAACCTATCTATTCGGACAAGTCCAAGAGAGGAAAGATTTATCTATCCGATGATATTGGCGCGAGGCTCTCTCCTTCAGCTAGCCCTAAAACCCAGAAGCGGGTAGGGAGTCTAACTAAGATTCATGAGAGGCAGGAGACAAAGGTCAAGATGAAGCCGGGTAGCCTTCATCTATCTCCAAAGGTGATGATGGATGAGATGAACATGGCCAACAACATCACTGGCCACGGTTCGAAGGTTCTATCTAAGGAACTTCAAGGGCTTCGTAAGGCTGAATTTGGTCATCTTCGTAAACAGATTGTAAAGGGTGTGAAAGATAAGCGAGCCCTTCAGTATACGAAACCTGGAAGAAAGATTCCGAAGGCGATGAAGAAGCATCTGCTGAAAAAGAGGATGCGAATGACGCCCAGGGAAGCTATAAATATCATGACGGAGCAAGGGAAGGTTCTTCAAGAACGTCACATGAAGGCAGCTAGATGATATTTCAGGATTAACATGATCCCTATATCTTTCGTAGATGAGCT